AGGCACTCACAGGCGAGATTTCTACGAACTCCGCTATGGTAAATGAATTGGAGTCACTTAACTTCCAATACCACGAGGAGATGGACGAGTACGACGATACGGCGCCTGACCTTAACCCGGAGCTCATAGAAAACTTCAGGCAGGCAGAGAATACTGGCAAGAATGTTTCCATTGAAGCACAGGAATACCTTCTTGCCCTCGGCATGTGCGAGAAGATGTTCAACCAGAAGATATGGGTCAACGAAGATGGCCATATATGCGACGAAGACGGTAACAGACTTTCCGCTGATGGTGAGCATCGGGTATTCGATATCATCAAAGGTGGAAAATAATATACATCTAGTTTTCATATACTAGATTTGTTTTAAATGGTTTTCCTCTCTTGCCCGTGAGGGTAGGAGAGGATTTTTAAAACGGCCCCGATTAGCCAAAAATAGGGAGCTTCGGCTCCTGCAATTATTAACTTTTAAAAAATTAAGAATTATGGCAAATTGGGCATCAACAAGCTATCGTGTTGAAGGCAACCAGAAGGACCTTCAGGAGTTAAACGACCTTTGCAAGGCGTTTATGAACAAAGAGCGTCCTGTAATGGAGGAAGGAGCATCTGAGAACTGGGAAGGAAACATTATCCTGGCTCTTGGCGAAGAAATCGGTGATAACTACATTCGCGGATTTATCCATACATGCGAGTTATCGGACGGCCTATTAAAAATTTGTGCAGAGGAGGCATGGGGAGCAACGGACTTCAATAAGCTCCTCGAAAAACACTATGGCGGCATGAAAGTGTACTTTATAGTGGAAGAGGAAATGTGTGAGGTCTATGCTACAAACGACGCAGAAGGCAAATACTTCAACTGTCGCTCTGTATTGACTTCGTATGTAGATGGAGAATATCACAGAGAAGAGTTTAAGAATAAAAACGAGGCATTAAAGTATGCAGCGAAACTCATTGGTCGTGATTCTGTCACAAAGTTAGAAGTTGCAAAGTGGAACGAGGAACGCAAGAATAAAGGCGTTTTTGAATACATAAACATCAATGGATGTGATATTATTGACGAGTAATAATTTAAGCCCTACGCATCACGGTTAAGCGGAAAAATATGTTAGAAGAAGAGTTGATTAAGACAGGTTATCGTTATCGTGAAAACGATGATAATTCCTTTGATGTATGTTACGACCATAACCAGGATTCATTTTTCACGGGTGTCAATATGTATCATGTGGCAACTGTCAAAGAAGATAATGAGTTATGGTATATTAACAATAACGAAGGAGCCGGCTGGGGAGAATATCCAAAGGCTGATTGGACATTAGCAGATGCTGTCCATGACCAGTGCATCGACGATCACATCAATTAATAAACATCTAAGCCCTATCGCATCACGGTTAAGCGACAAAAATATGGAGAATATATTAGAAAAGACGGTGAAGGAAAATGGAAATATCAACTTAAACGAATTAAGTTGGAAGCAGGTCGTTGCACTCCTGAACGCCTGGGATTCCAGCTTCGCAAGAAATGAGAACACGTCGTTCTCTGAGATGGTGAAGCGATGCTATAAATCACGTCCATGGCATGAGAATGCGAATATTATCTATTTGCATCGAGATAACAAGAAAACTACCATCCTCCCTCACGCCTGTTATAACCTCGACGAAGCAGAGGAAAATATGATATTTAATTTGCTCAAAAAGCAATTAAAGTGAATCTCTACGGATGCAGTAGAACGAAAAAGCCCCGACCTAAGCCGGGGCTACCACAGACCATTACAGTCTGACATCTACGATAGTAGAAATTTGCTCTATCAAGAGCGTTTAAATCCACAATTCCGAAGAATTGACCGTCAACGGAAGTATATTTTTATTTCTATTCCATAAAGGTTCGATTGAGGTCTTCCGAAGACATGTGCAAAGATAGTGGATTTATTTCAGAAAACAATATTTCTTCAACAACAATTAACGAATTTAACTAATATGTACAAAGTCATAAGTACAGAATATCATTTTTATCCTCATGTCGTGCTAGAATTGCAGGATACCGCCACCAAAGAGACAAAGTGGTGGTGCTACGCTGACTTTCATGACGAGGACCTATGCAAGGAGCTTGGGGTGAAGGACCTTACCGGTTGTTCCCTTGACAAACAGCCAAGTCACGGGACCTGGATATCCAAGGAGGATATAGGGCATCTGTAATCGCAGGTTCTCATACAACTAGCCGCTTATCTACTTGCAGATAGGCGGCTATTTTATTAAGACAACCGCCGAAAAAGCAACGAAAATCACACATTTTTCTTAAACTACGTTAATTGTAAATATTCTGTACTTTAATGAATAGCACAAAAATTGTTTTTACTCTAATCGAAACACTTAGCCAAATCAGTACTTTCGAGAGTTCTGTCTTTACTTTTTACTTGAATGAGCGAATTTTTGACACAAATCAGGCATTTGGAGGGTAAGAATAATCGTCGTATCTTTGCAGTGCTTGTTAGTAGTAGCGCACTAAACAACAGACATTGAGTATACAGTGATTATTCACTTCCCTATACGAAACCCTATCCAGAGTTCGGAGCGCTACACGAACAAAGGATAGGGTTTTCACTTTACCCTATTCCTTTTTCGGTCGAACAGGTAGTCTTGGTGGCTTGTCGGCTAAATACACTCGGCTACACAGACTATAAACCCACGTCACAAGAGGTGCATGGTGACACCGCAGGAACTGAAGGCAGAAGGCGGGCAGGGCTAGGCGTACCTAGAAAGCTGCTTAGATTAGGTGCTGTACGATTTGGCAGCCGATCCGACCGAAGGGGCTCATTATACTGGGTTCATGTAACTTCGAGTGGAATATTCCTACCAAGCTCTCATCGTTTCAATGACTGATGGGGGTAAGGGGGAGAACCACTCTCTCAGAGGTCTATTGCCTGTTTCATATAACCTTTTAAAAAAGGAAAATATTAATTTTAAATAAGTAAACTAGTGGATAATTTTTAATATTTAAATAATATGAGTGTAAAAAACATTATTTTGGCATCAGTACTCGCAATAGTAGTACTCGCCGCAGGTTCAGTTATCGGTTGTTATTTCCATTACAACAACCAGGAAATCTCACTTCGCCAGCAGTCAGAGGCTCAGCGTGGCAAGATTGAGGGTGTTCACGACAAGATGTGGAAGGTTCTTCAGCAGAAGGCACAGGTTACGGATGAGTACAAGTCCGCATTCGAGTCCATCTATCCGAAACTTATCGAGGGCAGATACTCAAAGGGAGACGGCTCTCTTATGAAGTGGATCAAGGAAAGTAATCCTAACTTCGACGTTTCGCTATACAAGGACCTCATGCAGTCCATAGAGATTCAGCGCTCCGAGTTTCAGACATCGCAGGAGAGAATGCTCGATATCATCCGTGAGCACGAGACGCTCGTGAAGACATATCCGGCAAAATGGTTCATCTCCGATACGAAACCTATCGAATACAAGGTTATCTCCTCATCCAAGACAAAGATGATCATGCAGCTTGGAGAGGATAACGACGTAGACCTGTTCAAGAAGTAACGGCTTATGGAAATATTCATATTCCTAATCCCATTCGTGGTTGCTGCTTTCCTGTTGATTTTCTTCAGGAAGCAGACAACCTGGTGGGAATACGCAGTACTCATTGTTCCATCCATCCTCATAGGCATACTCATGGAGTTCGTGTTCAAGCAGTCCAATGCTGCCGACACGGAGTATCTCGGAAGTTACGTGACAAGAATCCGTCATTACGATGCCTGGAATGAGTACATACACCGCACGTGTACGAGGACAGTTGGAAGCGGAAAGCATCAACGTACGGAAACGTATGATTGTTCGTACGTAGACTATCACCCTGAACGTTGGACTTATTTCGATGCTAGGAACAAGGAAGAATACTTCATGACCGACAACGAGTTTAATGTAGTCAGAAAGATTCTTGGAACCCGTAGCGTGTTCATTGATATGCACAGGGATTACTACACAAAGGATGGTGATGCACAGGAATGGGCGTGGGATGGCTCCATTGAAAACTCGTACACATTATCTTCTGAGCATGATTACAAGAATAAAGTGAAAGCCTCACGTTCTATTTTTAAGTTTGAGGATATTGATTATCAGCAGGCACGAAAGCTTGGACTGTTTGAGTATCCGGATATCGTTCTTTACGACCAGAATCCTGTTCTCGGACTGAAGATCCCGAAGAACCAGGAGAAGGCGATGAGATGGCTGAACGGATACTATGGTGAACGGAAGCAGTTTAGGGTGTTCGTCCTGTTCTTCACGAACAAGCCGGAAGAAATCGTTGAAAAGCAGCGCTCATACTGGCAGGGCGGCAACAAGAATGAACTTGTCGTGTGTGTCGGCATCGATAAAAACAAGAATGTAAAGTGGTGCAACGCATTTTCATGGTGTGATAGCCCGGTCGTAGGCGTTAAGAGTAGAGACTGGTTTATGAGCAATCCTGTAAATCTCGAAAAGTACGCAGAGTATATCGGTCCGATTGTAGAAAAGGAATGGCATAGAAAGAAGTTCGAGGATTTCGATTATCTTACAATTGAACTTACAGACGTACAGTACTGGGCCATCATTATTCTCTTGCTGATATTCAATGTTGTAATGAGCTCCTGGATTATTTCTAACGATTATAAAAACGATTTGTAGCGTATGAAAGAAAGATTAAAAATGATTTTCGACCGCATCGACATCTTTGTCGTGTGCATTGTCATCGGGCTATGCTTCTGTATTGTGGAAGCCTTTCTTGGAATCTGGAACATGTTTGCTGATTGCTTCTTCATAACTCTCCTTGCTACCGAATGCTGCTACATCCTCCGCTGCAACGAGAAGCTTCAAATAGAGCTGATAGAGACAAAGGAGAAGCTGAAGGAGGCAGAGAAAGAGTCGGATACTGCAATCCATCGGATCGTCAAGAAGGGTAGGATTATCCGCCTCTACGACTTCTTACTGGAAATGTTGTGGATGGAAAGATGGTCATGCGAGCATGCCAAGGTCAATTATTGCAAGCACAAGATAACATTGAGACAACTTGTTGATGCGATGAATCATTTCGATAAGAGGTGTGATGAGATTTCCAATAAAATCTCTGAGCTTACCAAGGATTTGAACGAACTCGATAAATAGATACTTGTCATAAAACAACTTTCCCCACGTCATTTGCCGATGGCGTGGGGATTTTCTATGCTAACCGTTCAGATAGTCGATGACTTTTCGGTTCGCCTCGTCTATCTTCTTATTGTCGAACTGAATATAGAGCGAAGTGGTATCGTTGTCCCACTCGCTATGCCCCAGAGCCTTGCCGATAACTTCCTTCGGAATATCAATGCTCGCCGCTATGGTAGCCCAGCTTCTTCTGGCCGTATACCATATTATATCCTTGTGAAGCGGCTTGACTTCCTTCTTGACCAATGCGCCACGCTTGTTCTTCTTCATCTCGGTAGGTCCGATTCTCTTCAGGTAATCGCCTAGCTTTCTTCGGAAGCTTGATTCTTTCGTTCCATCATCCAGGATACACAGAAGGTGCTTCTTTCCCTTATACTTCCTGATGATCTCCATCGCTTCCGGCTCAACCTTGATGTCGTAGAGTCTGCCGGTCTTGTTGCGCTTGTATTGGATGCGCCCTCTCTTGATGCAGTCGGCAGGGAGTTCGAGCAGGTCGGAGAGGTTGATGCCTATCAGATAGAACCCGAGCATAAACAAGTCGCGGTACTTCTCCATAAAAGGCTCTACCGGAAAGTCGCGATACTCCCTCATCTCCTCGACACTCAGATATAGGTACTGCTGACGCTCCGTCTTGATGGAAAACTTACGGAAAGGATATTTGGTTGTAATCTCGTTGTCTATGGCCCAGTTGAACACCGTACGTATGTTTCTGAGGTCAATGGCTATTCCGCCGCTCATACGACCTTTCAGGAGCTCATGTGCCTGGAATCTTTCGAGCCAGTCCCTGTCTATGCTGTCGAAGTTCGCATGCTCATCAAAAGCTTCAATCCTCTTCCTTGTTCTGAGAAATATTTCCTTGGTGCTGTCCTTGGCCTTGGTCTTGATGAACTCATCGATGTAGTAGAGGATATTCTTCTCTATCGATGCAGCCCTTCCGTTGATGATGGCTTTGATTTCGTCCTTCATCCTTGCTGCCGGAAGCTCGCCGTTCATATAGATATATTCCTCCACGGACGCAAACAGCCTTGCAAGCATCGCCGTCTTGGCTCTTGCGTTCGGAACACTCTTCGGGAAGATCATCCCGCTGAACTTGACGGTACTCGTGATGCCGGTATAGACCTGGAATCTCTTTCCCTGATAACTGATGATAAAGAAAACCTTCAGTGACTTTCCTTCAACGTATGTCTTGATACTATTCATACTTACTCACAGATTTTACTCACAATTTTACTCACAACTCAATTTTACTCACATATTACTCACAAAACTACTCGCATTGGCGTACATTATGCACGTTTTTGTACCTATTTTGTGGGTGAAAATGATGGATTTTACTATGTTTTTAATGGTGAAAAATGATGTAAGTTGCTGATTATCAGTATTTGAGCGAGATACGGGAGTCGAACCCGCCTCACAGGCTTGGGAAGACTCTCGTATGTTTTGGTAAATCTCTAACGCTCTGATACTTAGGTTCATCGAATAATACTGCACTCACATATTACTCACAAAAACACTGTTTTTGCTATTTTAATGGCGTATATAACGCTGCCGTTATTCCTTCATAACCAGATATTGTGTTTGTAACGAATATCTGCTTACTTGCTGCGTCAACAGACTTGGCGTTTATGTAAACGTATCCCTGACTTGCGATGCCACCTAGATACCTTTCGCTCATGAAACGATTCATCATCTGTAATGCCTGGGAAGAGTTTCCGTGCATTGTCATCGCAACGAAGGCACTCTCCAGTTTGTCTTTCTTGAAAGAGTATACTACGACATCGATATCCTCGTTCATCGCTGGATAGTAGAAAAGCATTGTCCTGTCGCTTCTCTTTGTATCAAGGCTTCTGGTCTCGTACCTCATTACATCCTCAGGTGTTGCATTCATCTTGCATAATGGCTCTCTGAAATAATTATATAGGCCTCTCACTGTAACGTTACATTGGCTCTTGGATCCTCCGGATATTGCGTATATGGCGGTCTCACCGACGTGATTGGCTGTGACCTCTCCGTCGTTCACGGATGCGACAAAGGTGTCTTCAGAAGACCAGGAAGCCTTACCTGTATGGGTGATAGTGTACTTATCTCCCTTTTGTAAGGTGATGGCTCTCTCGTTCATTGAGAATGGTTCGTCATCGCTACTGTTACTACTGCAAGAGAAAAATGACACTCCTACCAAAGCAAATGCTGCTGCTAATAATACCTTCTTCATAATCCTTATATATAATTAGTGTTATACCTCGATTCCGTTATCAGCAAGAATCTTCCTGAGAAGACGAATCTCGCTGTCCTTAGATCTGATGGTCTCGTTCTGCGCATTGATAATCTGAATGAGTTGGGCATTCTTCTCTTTGAACGATTCCTCTTCACGCTCCTTGGCCCGTTCCGTTCCCGTAGTTATGTTTTGGCTATTGTCACCAACGTTCCCGGCATTTATCAGCTGCGCCATCGGTATGCCGTGCTTAAACGCCTCGTCGATGGACTCTTCTATCTTCTGATGCGTTTCGCCTAGCTGAATTACCATATTTCCATTCATACTACCGCTTCCATACTTTAGCCAGCTATAGCTAACCCCGAGAGAATTGCATATTTTACTAATCGTTCCCTCGGATATTGACAGCTTTCCGCTTCTCATCTTGCCGATGTTGTTTGTTCCTGTAGCCTTCATGAAGGCATTCTCGCTCATCTTCTTAATCTTGATGAGGTAATCTAACCTTTCTTGTACCGAATTTAATGTTCCCATAATGCTTCTTAGTTATATATACGCAACTAAATCGACTCGAAACGTTAAAATTCGGTAATATACCGAAGTATTTTACCGAAACATTAGGTACTTTACCGAAGTTTTTGTACCTTTGCACTCGTTGACGGTCGAGTAACCAACAAAGCCGTTGCAAACGGAGGCTTGTGCGACCGAAAGTACGTACTTTACATTGACACTGCAAATATACGACTTTTTTCGCACAACTCCAAATTTTTAATGAATTATTTAAGTAACCAAGATGAAAAAGGTCGCAAGAATAACAAAACAGGACATATTGGGCATCAAGCCAGGAAAATTTGAAGTCTTTCTGCTTGAGTCCGCAAGAGCAGTTCGGTCGGCAGTAACATACGCTTATCAGCTTGCTCAATACGAAGATTTGCCGAAGGGTGTGCTTAAATACTCAACCTCGGCAGATTACAAGAACCATACAGCGATTATTACCGCTGTTCCGGTTGAGTAACAAACTTTAAAAGATTAAAGTATGGAAGAAATTATAAAACTCGGAAGAACCGATACAATGACATCTCTCGAAATTGCAGAGATAACCGGGAAAAAGCATGCTCATGTGATGCGTGACATTCGCTTCTTGATATTCCAGGGAGTTAACGGATCCAACTTTGGATTGGTTAAATATAAAGATAAAAAAGGAGAGTTGAGGCCAATGTTTGAGCTAACACCAAAGGGTTGCTTGATTTTGGCGAGCGGCTATGACGCTTTGCTCCGTGAGAAAATCATAAATAAGCTTGAAGAACTTGAGAAGAAGAATCACTTGGAGCAGTATCAGGTACCTCAGTCTTTCTCTGAGGCCCTTATGCTTGCAGCAAAGCAGCAGGAGAAGATAGAACAACAACAGCTTGCTCTAGAATCGAAGAGCAAAGAGATTGTACAGCTCTCGGCCACAATCACAGAGATGCAGCCAAAGGTTAGTTATGTTGATACAATCCTTTCGTGCAAGGAGACCGTTACGACGACACAGATTGCTCAGGACTACGGTCAATCAGCAAAAGCGTTCAATATCTTGCTGAGAAACTTCGGCGTTCAGCATAAAGTTGGCGGTCAGTGGATTCTCTACGCAAAGTATCTCCCTTGTGGCTATGTCCAGTCAGAAACAGTTTCTATCACTCACCGTGATGGTAGTGTAGGTTCAGTAATGCACACAAAGTGGACTCAGAAAGGAAGATTATTCTTGTATAATGAGTTAAAAAAACATGAAATTCTTCCATTAATCGAAAAATAGCCTATGCCTCGTAAGAAAGTATCAGTAGAGCCTGTCGAAAAGATATGGCTCTCTACGAAAGAGTTCGCCAAGTATATTGGCATGAGCACTGGTTACATACACGACTTGAGAAAGAGCGGTCAGATACATCATTATATGATAGGCAATACCGCATTCTTCAAGAAGTCTGATGTAGATGAGCTCATTGAAGGACATAAGGTATGCTGATGCCCTTCAAGTTGGTTGAGAAGAATAGAATCATAAGTTTTATTATTTATTTATTTTCGATATTATTTTCTAAAGGCTCGTGAGAGCGTAATTTGAACTTATAATCATATTATAATTAATCTACAGCGGTAGATATGGGGTGTTTTTAGGTGTTTACACCCCAACTGGCTGAGTAGCTCAGTGGATAGAGCATCGGTTTCCTAAACCGTGGGCCGTGAGTTCGAACCTCACCTCAGTCACACTCTTTTTAGTTCCTTTTGGTAGATTCTCTCTGAAGACGCAAAGGTAAGTCCACATACCTTATAAAGTAGGTCGTTCGGGCAGCGACAATCTTGCGTTAGATGAGAGTTTAACAAATCGGATGAAAGAAAAGATCTTTGAAATATTGATGCACAGAAAAGTATGCGTGGAAAAGAAGTAGCCGGAGAGCATCTATGGATGCCGTGACCTGGCGAAGGGACGCACGACATACGAAAATCCAGTTAGTTCTGCATCAAGTAGGCAGACGAACTGCACCGGAACGAAGAATTGTCGGTGCAAGCACTATCGAAAACGTTGCAGTCTGGTGAGCAGGGAAAGCTCTGAAAATCCAAATAAAGTGAGAATCGCACATTTTATATAAAGACAAAGAGGAGACTGGTGTAATTGGAAGCACAGCGACAACTAGATGATACCGTTCTTATCGTCGTGAGATGGGGGTTCGAGTCCTCCGTCTCCTCCAAAAAGTAATTTATTTTATATTCAAATTTATCCGATTTAAATGCAGCTCGTCTGTGAAGATAGGCTGCAACTACGGGGAGATAGCTCAACGACAGAGCGACGGCATGAAGCTAGAGTACAGACGTTTGACTCGTCACTCTCCGACGACTCTTATAATTCAATTGTATTTTTATAACGTTAAGCGTTAATTGTTAGTAAGCAATATCCCTGGCGAGGGAAACATTTAAAGGGTTAATATTACTAATCGGCATCTGGTCCGTGTGGATAGGGTGCTTTTAAAAATGTGTTTTATATGTCTACTTAATATAATGTTAATGGAGAGTAGCTCAGTAGCAGAGCGCCAGGGGAAGGGTCCTTGGAGGTCGATGGTGCGAATCCATCCTCTCTTCCTAAAAAATTCTTTTCATTTTTCCGTAAAGTATATTTAAATTGGTTAACTGGTAGCCCAGTAGCTCAACTGCATAGAGCCGTGGGGCATCCGCGAGGTTGGGAGTTGGAGTCTCCCCTGGGCACAAGAAAGTAGGTAAATTTTTATAAGTCTTTTTGAATTTTTTCTATTAGGTAGAAATGTTTTGTGTTCCATATCACTCTTGCTTGGGAAAGTAGGAGTGCATAAGCTGCATTAGCTCAGTTGGTCAGAGCGGTCTAAGATACTGTCAGGTCGCAGGTTCGAGTCCTGCATGTAGCTCGAGTGTATTTGCCATACATGTGATTTAAATTTTTAGTGGAACAAAAAGGGAGTGAGGTTGTTAAGTCATCCTCCTCCCGATTCTTCGTGTAGGCTGTTTCAATAATGTATTCATATACCACGTGGACCACCTCTCCTGCCTTGCGTGGTAGGCTAATCGGAGAGGTTTCTATAGATGAAGGTAATAAAGACTATAAGAATCCGCAGGGAGAATATAGGTGATATCCGCAAGCTCGAATGCGTAGAGAACGTTGTCGAGAAGGATGGGGATATCAAAGTCACCCTCAAGCCGGAGCATACTGACGGCAGGCTAGAAGCCGTCAAGGATGAATATCTCGTGAAGTGGAAAAGCGGTAAATGGCAGCGCTTCGGCGAGACGGCAATCAATAACCTCTACAAGAATCCAGGAAAGGAGGCTGGTTCAACATGGGAGGACGAGTAGGTTCGAAGAAGTATTACGCTCCTGACGGGAACATATACGATTCCAGAGAAGAGTATCTGTACTTGCAGACCATCCTTGATGATCCTAATATAAGCTGTATTCATAGGCAAGTGACCATCACGGCAATCAAGCCTGTATGGATGCTGAGACCAAAGCAGCTTAAGACAAAGGTCAAGTATGAGAGAAGGTCACTGCTTTACGGCCACAACTATACTGCCGACTTCGTTTACCGGGAAGGCGAGAAGATTGTGATATGTGATGTCAAGAGCCTCTACACATCAAAGCTCAGAGAGTTCTCGATAACTACGAAAGCTGTGGTAGCAAGACTTATCGCTCACAATAGGAAACGTCATAACGGCGAGTCTGTTGTGATATTCCGTAAGGCTATCAAGATAAATAAGGATGAGTGGAAAATCGTTGATTATCCACCGTCCGATTGTGCTATTATATAATAAGGTGTAAAATCTAAAAGATATGTGTATAATTTTCATTAGTTTACTAACCACAGTAGTTATGTTTGCTGCTGTATCATTCGTAGCACATCTTTTTGGTTGGGACCAGGAAGACTAGTTTTAATTCTAAATATTTTAAATTATGAACAAAGACAAGATTTTAGTCAGTGTAGTAATTGACAAGCAGGCTCTTATTGACAGAGCATTCGCCATCTCGAAGACTCCTTCTGAGTTCAATGAGCTTAAGAAGGTTATCGACGGCAAAAACCAGTTTACTCGTGATATCGACGAGATTGATGATGAACGCAAGAAGGAGAATAATACGAGCCTCTTCGCCTACATCGCATTGGGCATCACTCTCAGTGATAACCCGGAACTGGCAATCGCCAAGCGCATCAATTCGCTTGAGGACAAGAAGAACTCTTTCCTCGACAAGATGAAGAAGCTCGATGAGCTCAAGGAGCAACTAAAAAGCGGAGAGATGCCCGCAGTTGAGGGTCTCCGTGAGTTATTGAAAGTAATAGAGGAGGGCGAGTAATGGGCGTAGTATCAAAGTACGGAAACCTGTATGATGTCAAGAAGAACATCATCTGTCACGCTCCTGTCACTTCTTCACATTTCGGAAGACTTCTGAAGAAGGATAACGTGCTTCCTGTAATGAATGGCGTAACAACACCAAAGTTGTTCGGAATCCATGCGGACAAGAAATTTAAGCGTGGATGCTGGCGCCGAGTATTAACACATTAATTCATATAACAATGGCAAAAGAAAAAGCAACTATTGCAGCAACCCTCGGTCACGAGTATGAGGACCTGGAGGAGCGTGAGGATTTCCTCGCCAACAACGCGGACTCTGTTGAGAAGATGGAGTTCGTCAAGCGATTCAACTCTGACGAGCTGATGAAGAAGAAGGATCTGTTTGCTCTTCAGTCTGCACGTGCATCTGACATCGAGGAGGAAATCAAGGATTTCCGTGAGCAGAAAAAGGCAGAGCTGAAGCCTATCAAGAAAGAGATTTCTTCTCTCCTTAAGGAAATCAAGCAGAAGGGTAGCATGGTTAACGAGAAGGTTTACAAGTTCGTTGACCGTGAAGCAAAGATGACTGCCTTCTATGACAAGGAGGGTAATCTTGTTTCTTCCCGTCCGGCAACACGTGACGAGCTACCTAAGAATATGTATTCAATCCTCCGTGACAAGCAGGCTATGTAGTCTGCTTTCACTTTGTTTTAACTTTTAGACATCTTATATAAAATGGACAATGAAAAAATGCAAGTAAATTTTGCTCCGGGACAGACTTCTGCGGAGCTTGTTATCCGTGAGGTTGGTAATGAGAACCCTTATAAGCTTCCTATCAAGGAACCTCTTAACCTTCAGGTGAACGGCGTCATTACCTGTATCTATGCTTTCCTTGAAAAGCGTTGGGGTACAGAGCAGATTGACAAGGAACATACGCATATTCTTGTTAATCGAGAGGAACTTGTCGTTACTCTTGTAACAAACGAGAACGATGAGCGAACTACACAGACTATCGTAGGCTCTATTCAGCTGTCTCGTCAGTTTACGGGATTCCATATCAACGATGGAAAGTTGTGGAAGCCGGTACAACTTGGTGACTTCTTCCGTCTCAACCGTTCTTACTTCGAGACAAAGGAGAAGAACATGGAACTCGTAAATCTCCTCAAGAGCTTTTCAGCAAAGGTTCAGACAACAATCAAGAAGGAATTCAGCGATAATGGCTCTGTAACTGACAACTACGAGAAGGCTGTAGACTCTAACCTTCCTTCATCGTTCTTTATCAACGTTCCAATCTTCAAGGGCGCCGAGCCTGAGAAGCTTTCAATCGAGACTATCGCTCACGTTGAAGGCAATATGGCATTGCTGACGCTTATCTCTGCTGATGCAGAATGTATCATCGAAGAATCCCGCGACAAGATCATCAATACGGAGCTTGACAAGATTCGTAAGCTCTGTCCTGAGATTCCTATTATGGAGGTATAATGAGTAGAATTAACGAAATCATCGCATCTATGCCGCCGGGTGAAGCTGCTGCCGTGATCCATCTGAGAGAGGTTCACGCCTGTCTTATGGACATCGACAGAAATCATGCTAGGACTCTGGCGGCTAGAGCTGTCTACCTCGACTATCTTGAAGGCGAGGGAAGAAAGCTCGGTAATATTCCGCGGCACTATGAAAGAGTCACCTCTAAAGGTGAAAAGGTGACCGTGAAAACTTACTTCAGTTACATCAATAGAGTACATTAATTTTTAATTCTATACAAATGGATATAGAGCAGTTAAACAAAACGCCTCATAATCAGATTTGCGATTTGGCAAGAGACAGATTCATCGAGGTGTACAATCAGAAGTTCGGAGAGGGTGGAGACGTATTCTTTGAAGAGCAGAAGGCGTTCTTCAACGAAGAACTTCTCAATGGTCCGTTCAAAGGCTATCTTGAAAAGGCTCCGTCATTGAATATTCACGATGCCTTCATGAACTTGGCAATTAACGGATTGTCTCTCGAAAAGGGAACTACGACACTCTGCTACCTCATGGGCTACAGTAACTACGACAAGAATACCAGACAAACGAATTATACGGCCAAGATCACCTATACTGGATATGGCGAGATTCTTCTTCGCCAGCGAGCCGGTCAGATTGTTCGTTGTGACAATCCTGTCGTAGTTTACAATTGTGACGATTTTCGTTTCGGTGAACGAGACGGTCATAAGTACGTTGATTACGCAAAGACTTATCCTCGACCTGAAAATTCATACATCGTTGCTTGTTACGTGAAGATTATTCTTCCGAACAATGCCTACGATTATTTCGTTCTTGACCGCGAAGGTATCGACCGTCTCCGTACGTACTCGGAGAAGTTCGGAGGTAAAGACCACAAAGCCAACGCTCTTTACGGCGGAAGCTATGTCGGCAGCGATGGAAGAACGTACTTCAAGGATATTGATACAGGCTTCCTTATCTCGAAGACATGCAAGCATGCGTTCAAGGGCTATCCTAAGCTGAAGGTTGGTCTGGGCGCTCTTTTGCAGGCCGATATCGACATGCAGACTCAGCAGAAACCGACTCAGGAAGCCTTTGGCGCCGGAGATACCGCACCGGAAGACAAAGGCGTCAAGGTAAAGGTTGACAGTGATTCACCATTTTAAAATTGTTATATATGGCAGAAAATACAGAATTGCAGTTGGTACAACAACAAGCCAACAATATTACAAGACAGATTGCAACGCTAAAATCTGATACGGAAAATGCGGTGCAAGCCAACAGGAAATCTTATGAGGCATGCGTGAATGCAGGTGAGTCTCTGTTGTTTGATATTGGCGTTTCCGGAATGAACGATGCTCTTGACGAGAGAGCCGCTGAGTTTATCAAGAAAGCTAAACTGACAGAGAAAGCAATGACGGAGAAACGTAAGGGTGTTACCCAAGTGTTCGATATTGTCCGTAAGGGTTTTACTATGATGGAGAACCTTATCTCTATCAAGAACACCGATTCTGTTGTCTATAAGATTCAGGAGAAACGCAACGAGTATGCGGCATACAAGCTTGAACAGCAGCGTAAGGCTGAGCAGGAACGCCTGCGCCAGGAGCGCATCAAGGAGGCCAAGATTAAGTTGAAGACTGATACGATTGATATCTTGAACAATCTCCTTACAGAGCATTCTTCTGCTGCTATCAACTCACTTAATAATACGTTCTCTCTTCTCACCCTTGATAACAAGGATGAAGTTAAGAAACGTATTACAGAGTGTTCTGATGTTCTTGACCTCGGACATCTTTTCGTTAATAACAAGCCTTCATACTCTTCCGAAATTGATGAGAATGATGCCAAGGATATTATGAATGGAGCCTACAAGGAGGTTTCCGCTTCTCTTCTTGCATCTTATAAGCAGACCGTAAATGCTACGCGTGATGAGCTTCTTATGAAGTTTGATTCTAAGATTGCTGAACTTCTTGAAATCAAGAAGGCTGAGGAAGAGCGCAAGCGTAAGGAAGAGGAAGCCCGAAAGGCTGAAGTGGAGCGTAAGCGCAAAGAGGAGGAAGCACGTAAGGCTGCTGAGGAAGAGCGCAAGAAGCAGGAGGAGATTCAGCGTATCAAGGACGAGGAGGAGCGCAAGCGCAAGGAGGCAGAGCGGAAAGCTGCCGAGGCTGAACGCAAGGCAAAGGAAGCCGAACTGAAGGCTGCTGAGGAAGAGTGCAAACGTAAGGAAGCAGAAGCTGCCGCTGCTGAGGCTGAACGCAAGGCCAAGGAAGAGGCTATCCGTAAGGCTGATGAAGCCGCCAAGGAAGAGCAGCAGAGAAAGCTTGCTGCTGAGCAGGAGAAGCGTGATGCAGAGAATGCAGCCCAGCACGCTACTGCACAGGCTCAGTCGCTCTTTGCCCAGACTTCCGTTGGAGAAACCGGCAAGCAGAAAATCAAGGTAACAAAACGTCTTGTTGTTACCGACAAGAATGCTTGGCTCGACATCATTCAGCAGTGGTGGACGATTGAAGGCTCCAAGATGTCTCCAGACAAGCTTGCTTCCAGATTAGAGTTCATGCGCAAGGCGTGTGAGAAACACGCAAACAGCGAAGAAGAGTATATCGTTTCTCCTTATATTAAATATGAGGATGAGGTAACGGCTAAGTAATATGGCGGAACAACCTTTTGACCCTTATTATTCTCGTGGTGAGGTCTCCAATTCGGACCTCACTGCGTTGAAGTTTGCCCTGAACCCGCAGCTCAACTTCGTAAAGGAAGAGGACAAGAGAAAGGCTTTCCATCTCGGAACTCTCGTTGACGCTCTCGTTACAGAACCAGAAAAGTGCAATCATTACGCCATGACGGTTGATGACGAGAAATATACGGAGAAGGATTGGAAATGGGGTCTAGACCGGCTTGCTGTTCTGAAGAAACAGGCAACGAAGGATAGGTTCCTTGATTTCGTCCTGAAGAATGCGGTCGGTCAGAAAACATTCATCAATCCGCACATGAAGATGGAATACCAGGGCTTCGAGTTCGAGCTTCCGGTACGCTGCAAGTTCGACTGGTGGCTCGGCGAGTTCGGCGGTGATTTGAAGACCACCGCAGCTACGTCACAGGAGCAATTTGAGGCTCAGATCGATTTCGTCGATTGGGATAGAAGCCGTGCATGGTACATGGACCTTACGCACAGTATAGACCCAAGATACGGAAACCAGGACTTTATCTTTGCGGTCTCCAAGACCAAGAAGAAAGTATTCTATAAGAAGATTGAACGTGGTGACGAGTTGTATTTGCGTGGTAGGGAGAAGGCTCTTGAATGGGCTTTCCGCATGTGGTGTTTATTATAATTTATTATTATGTCAGATAAACCGAAATTATACGATTATCAAGAAGAGGGTGTACGCATGGAACTCGCTATGAAGCGTTGCATCAATGGCGATGATATGGGAACTGGAAAACAGCAGTCTGTTGATTGTATCGTAAAGACTCCAATTGGTGACAAAAGAATTGGAGACATTCGTATTAATGATATTGTCTTTGGTCGAGACGGAAAACCTTACGTAGTTACGGGAGTTTTCCCACAAGGTGTTAAGCCTATGTATAAGGTAACATTCTCTGATGGTGTTAGTACAGAAGCTGGTATGGAACATCTTTGGACTGTCCGTGATGACAACAGAAGACGTAGAGGAAATGGTTGGACTGTCAAGACAACATCTGAACTCGTTGAATTAGGGTTATTCCGAAAGGAAAACAAATGGACTAAGGCTAATGGTTCACTACCATGCAAATGGGAAATTCCGATGTGTGAAGCTGTCGAATACAACGAAAAAGATTACCTTATACATCCGTATATTTTAGGTGTTCTAATCGGTGATGGCTCAACAAAGGATGGTGCTGTCTTTTCTAATCCAGACATGGATTGTGATATACACGAAAGGGTTCGCGAGCTTTTACCCGATGGATATTGCATGACAGAGGATAGAAGTTCAGCATGTCCGCGCTATCGGATAACTTACCAACAAGCCCACGCAAACCCATTTATTACAGATATAAAGCGGCTTGGTCTTAACGTGTTATCAAAGGATAAGTTTATTCCAGATACTTATCTGTTTGGAAGTGTTCGGCAGAGAAAGGAGCTTTTGTATGGACTTATGGATACAGATGGTAGTGTAACTAATCATAATAGGGTTCGTTATAGTACTTATAGTGAGAAGCTTGCAATCGGAATACAGGAGTTGGTTCATTCGCTCGGAGGTCAAGCGATAGTGAGAAAAAATATAAGAAACAGAAGAGGAAAAATTGAGGTCGAGTTTGATGTAAATATCAGAACTCCATTCAATCCTTTCTATACCTACAGAAAACATAGCTCTTATCGTATTAAGTCAAAAGTGTTTCCTGTAAGGAAAATAAAGTCTGTTGATTATATAGGGGAGAAAGAAGCTGTCTGCATTATGGTTGACAACCCAGAACATACCTATCTCACTGATAGTTTCATCGTTACCCACAACACGGTTCAATCCATCGTTGCAATTGAACGTGCAAAAGCGACTCCTTGCTTGGTTATTTGCCCTGCTGCCCTCAAAGTCAATTGGGAACGTGAAATCAAGAGATTCACAAATCTTCGTCCGCTTATCCTTACGGATTCCGTCAATGCGACATATGGATATCATCTTACTAAGATGAACCTGTATGATGTGGTGATATGCAACTATGAATCGCTTGCAAAATACTTTGTCGTAAGCCTCGGGCCAAAGCCGTTACGGCTGAACAACTTCCTGTTTCGTGATGAACTGAAGATTATCAAGTCTGTGATTATCGACGAGTCTGCAAGAGTCAAGGATCCATCAACAAGGCAGTCTAAAATTATCATGGGATTGTGCCAGGGTAAGGAGTATATCTATGAGCTTACAGGTACACCCGTTGTCAATCACGCAACAGACCTGGCCTGCCAGCTTGCTATCCTCGGTCGCCTGAACGACGAGTTCGGAGGTTTTGGTGAGTTCTGCAACAGGTACGGTGAGAACGAGAATCTTGAAGAGCTTAACCGGAAGATACACGAAACGTGTTACTTCCGCAGAGAAAAGAAAGATGTTCTCAAGGATTTGCCGGATCTGACCAGAACGACCATCAGTGTCGCCCTCGACCCGGAAACGCAGGAAGAGTACGATACCTGTCAGAAAGACCTGCTCACGTTCCTTCTCGAATACAAGAGCTGCTCCGAGGAAGAGGCTAGGAAAAAGCTTAGAATGAAGGCTCTTGTCAGGTTTATGAACCTTCGCTCGATATCCGGGCGAGGAAAGATGAAGGCGACGATAGAGTTCCTTCATGATACCGAAGAGCAGATAATCGTATTTGCCGAACATCGTGATGTCGTTAGTGCAATCAAGAAAGAGTTCCCGGATGAGGTTTGCACCGTAACCGGTTCCGATAGCCAGCAGCAGAAACAATGGGCTATTGATTCTTTTCAGGCTAAGAAAAAGAGAATCATCATCTGCTCCATCAAGGCAGCCGGCGTAGGCCTTACGCTTACGGCATCTTCCAATGTGGTGTTCGTCGAGCTCCCATGGACGATGGCAGACTTGTCGCAGTGTGAATGCCGTGCCTATCGTAACGGTCAGAAGAATGCGGTTACATCGTGGATTCTCATGGGTGCAAATACCATCGACGGCTATCTTTATAGCTTGATTATGCAGAAAGGCTCAATAGCATCAAAAGTTACAGGTGAGCAGGACTCCGCTATCAAGGATGCAGCTTATTTTGACGAGCTGGCTGATTTGGTTTTAAAAAATTCTTTAAACAAAAAATAAATGGAAATTCAAGGAAAAGTAACAAACATCTTACCGATGCGCTCTGGCGTATCTGCAAGAGGGGAATGGAAGTCACAGGAATTCGTGATTTCCACCGAGGAACAATATCCGAAAATGGTTTGCTTCCAGGTCTTCGGAGAGGATAGAATCAATAGCTTTGCTCTCCAGATTGGAGAGGCCGTAAAAGTTAGCTTCGATATCTCTGCTCACGAATATCAGGGACACTTTTTTAATTCTGTCAACGCATGGAAAGTTGAGAAGCTCATGCCGATTGCACAGAATCCTCCTCTTAACCCTCAACAGAACGCAAATGCTCCGGCAGGCGGTTACATTCCGCCACAGACAGGTGGATATGTTCCACCACAGGCAGGCGGTAATACAATGCTTGGCGGTGGTACGCCTCCAGGTAATTCGCAAAATCTGTTTCCACCTGAACAGCAGTCAGCACAGCAGCAAGCACAGCAGCGATGGAACTCTGATGACCTTCCCTACTAGTGTAGAATTAATCAAACGAGCATTCAACGCTTATGTGGTTCAACCTGAAACGTTTAGGACAAAAGTAGCCGAGTTGGAGAACAAAGGTGCGATGGTAGAGCTGAAAGAGAAACGTGGACGTTCTTTGAATCAGAATGCCTATCTTCATTTGCTCCTATCTGCATTCGGTCTCCAATACGGCTACACTCTAGACGAAGTTAAGACGCATTTCTATAAGCTGGTAGTGAACAAAGATATATTCTTCAGAGAAGGGATTGATAAATTCACAGGAGAATGCTATAAGTATCTTCGTTCTTCTGCTGACCTTACGAGAGACGAAATGAGCAAATCAATTTCTGATTTCAAATCGTGGGCAAAAGAGGAAGCTGGATTTGATTTTCCTGATTCTGATGAATATATCGCACTACTTCATATTCAACATGATGTAGAAAGACAACAAAATTACATACAATAGCTTATGATGTTACCAACTAATATACGTCAGAAGTCTAGCGAATTGTTTCCTAATGACGCAGAGAAACAGAGAATATTTCTTATGGGTGCTGCATTCTCGTTAGGAAATGATTTGTCGGATTTCGAGATTACTACAGGGCAAAAACAAGAAGAATATTATCCTTGCAAAGAGGCTCTTGATATGTGGCTTGCATACAAGAAAGAAAAACGTCAGAAGTATCAACCTCGTGGACTTGCGGCTCTTAAAAAGAAGCTTTTAAAGATGTCGAACGGAAATCCCGAATACGCAAAGGTTATCGTTGAGCATTCGATGGGAAACAACTATTCCGGGTTGTATGCTCCGAAAAATAATAGCATAAACAGTTATGAACAACAGAAACGAACTTTCAACAAGATCAACTCAATCCTTGCCGGATGAGTACAAAAAGGCAATCGATGAATTTGGCTCGCAATACGCTTTGTTCTTGAATAAATACCCGACTCTTCAAAAAAGAATCAGCAGCGTTCCTACGGTGTATGACTCTGTAAAGAACGGCGGACTTTCGTTTGTGGAAATCGACAAGTATTTCAAGGATGGGGCAAGCGAATGGTGGATTAAAACAATGGTCATAGACTTATTTATGGTCATTGGTGCATTCGATTCTACTACTCCATATCAATTCAAGGCGATTGCACAGCGTATCAGACAGGAATATTACCATGCATCTCCAGGAGAGCTTACACGATTCTTCTATGAATTCTCAATGGGTGAGTACGGTGAGATTTATGTCGGCAGGACTGTAAATCCACAGAAGTTATTCATCGCTCTCGAAAAGTATATGCACAAGGTATACGAAAAGAGAGCCGAAATTGGTAGTCAGAGAAACCTCGACAAGCAAAAGATAGAGGATGAGAGGGCTAGGATGAACGCTATATCCTACGAAGAGTATTGTTTAAGGAAAGGTGTGGATCCGAAAGAATCACCTCTTGAAAAGCTAAAGCAAAAACTTGAAAAAGAATCAAAACGAGACCAAAATGGCAGACGTAAGTAAAATGGCAGAGGAATGGCTCGGTGAGCATCCTGATGCGACAAAGAAAGAAATATGGTTAGCTGGTTATTGGAAATCTACCGATAACTGGTGCAACCGAACCAAGTAAATTTAGAATTATGGCAGAAAGAAAAGGTAAAATCGCAGAAGTTACTAATGCTACCACAAAGCAAGCGGTAGTGTTCATCTGGATCTACTCCTGGGTTATTGTGAGAAATCTAGGAAGAGCAATCAATAAGGCAGTTTACAAGCTGCCTTGGTTATTCATCGTGATAACGGTAGTAATCTCATTCATCGTTAGTTTCGTCTTTATCTATAAGGCAAGGGCAGAGCGGGATAGCTATAATCAGAAGTTAGTTCACGTAACACAGCAGCTTGATAGCTATATGGCTGCATACGGAAACATAAAATCAAAGTAATTATGAAGAGATACAAACATACAATAGTGATGGGCTTCTGCATCAGCTGTGCATTGGCCGTAGAGAGGGAGGTGTAGCATGCAGACAGGATGGAACCCGAATTTCTCTAGACCGGTGTTGGCTAAAATTCCGGTCAAAGTACCAACCGAAGAGCAGGTGAATCGCTTCTATATGCTCTTCTATTCTATGGTCGGCGGTTTCGCATCAATCGTTCAGACGCAAATCACCGATACATACAACCTCATCAAGGAGAATAAGAAAATCTTCCGCTTCGATGCCAAGAAGAGAATCACGGAGGCAAAGGAGTGCTCAGACGATCTAATTGATGCCTTTATGCACTATATGAAGGAATGCGGAATGTCCCAACTCTGGATGGATATGACTGATACCATTGAGGATGACTTGAAGCCGGACGTACAGAAATGCTTCTATGCCATCGATAATCAGTTTATGAAGCATCACGTCAAAGAGCATAAGATGTACACAATGCTCCTGATGTCGGAACTGATGAGCAGTATGCTTGTAAGCTCAGTAGAACGCTTTTCCGAGATGATGGATAAGTACAACGGTATTCACGCCGTCAACATCGCAGAACGCTTCACGAATCCTATCCGGGAAGTTTATGCTCGTATGCGCAATGCTATGGAGATTCTCTACCCGGTCAAGGTTGATGATGAAGTATTCTCCGAATGCCCGGACAAGTTCAACCTCGGCTTCGAGATTATCGGCCAGAAGGTCCTCGACTGGAAACGCGCAGAGAAAGCCCTGGCGAATGCCTGTATCCTCAACGGATTCAACCTTAATGCTGATGGTGAGTTCCTGGAGAATGAGCAGGATAACACCGGCACTCCTTGGAATGAGACTCAGACGAGAGCTCTTTCCATCGCTTACCCGAACACTTCAAACAAGAAAATTGCCAGGATCCTCGGCAGAAGCGTTTACGAGGTTACAAAGCAAGCTAAGAAACTCGGATTGAAGAAATCTGAGGAATACCTTAGAGAAACTAGAATAGCTAACTTAAAATGCAAGAAAAATGAAAAAGATTCCAAAACTTTACACAAAGAACAGTAAAGGTCGCTACGAGGAATACAAGATTCCTGACCTCGATATATCGAAGACGTTCTATCGAAAGATAAATGGAAAATACGAGCCTGTTAGTATGCTCTCGTATAGCACTCTAGAAGAGGGCGTATGGGTAGTCACTCGCGAAAGTTCGACAATCGAACATATCCGTGGCACTTACCTTCGTGAGTGCTTTCATCTTGATAAGGCTGCCGACATTGAGCGTTTTCCTCTGTCTAAGATGGGGCACATCAAGAAGGTTGCAGAACGTATCATTGATGAGCTGAGACTTGGTAATACAGACACTAGAGCTATGACAAACCACGAACTTGTCAATTTAGTTGTCGGGCTTGTTTACAAATACAACGAGGAGGTCTAATTATGGAAGATTTACCTGTAGGCGCAGAAGTCACATTAAAGGTGGTTGAAGCGGAGAATTGCGATGGCTGTTTCTTTGATGAGCTAACATGCAATATGTATGACAACATTTGTAAACGAATTAAGTGCGATAGACTAGAGCGCAAAGACGGAAAGGCTGTTCAATTCAAAAGAGTAAAGTAATATGGAAGAAAAGATTAATATAGCGAAAATATTAAAGAATAAGCCAGAGAAGACAATCTTGTATGACGCAATGCGTGATATTAATGTATCTCTTTATGTTGTCGAAAAACAAAATGGGGAGACCAATATCTTCTGTGATGGTATAAAGAAGTTTAAAGGATGTAATTTTGTGTATTCTGATACAGGAGCAGATTATATATTCCGAAAAGGAATGCAACTTCTTAAACCATCCAAGGAAATGCAAGATTGGGAGAAGTTTTCTTGGAAGAGAGGCGATGTGCTTATCAGTGATTGTGGATTTGTGTGCATCTTCAAAGAATGGGCATCTGATGACTATACTAAATTCAACGGATGTTATTTTGATGGTATGCCAAATGCAGAAACGGCTAAGTATAGCAAGTTAGATAACAATACCGCCTATGGTTATATCAGAGAGCTTGAGAATAGATGTGGCGGTAAGTTAAACCTTGAAACTTTGAAAATTGAAAAACAGACTGAGTTCAAGGATGGGGATGTTGTAGTAACGGATGCTGTTCCTTCTTTGTATTATTCTAAATGTATTTTCATATTAAAGGGGGATTTAAATACAGATGAAAGTTGTGCAAACTCTTATATTTTTTACAATATAAATAATAATGATTTTTGTTTCGATGTACTTGATACGGAAATAAGAGACCGCAATATTCACCTTGCCACAGACTCAGAAAAGCAGCAGCTCTTTGATGCCCTCGCAAAGAAAGGCAAGGCTTGGGATGCTGAGAAGAAGCAGATTGTGGATTTGAAGCCAAAGTGCGAGTTTAAGCCATTCGATAAAGTGTTGGGGCGAAATGAGAAATGTGAGGTATGGGAAGCTGAACTCTTTTCTCATTATAAAGAAGAATCACGATATCCTTTTTGTTGTATCGGATTTAGTCGTAAGTATTGTATTCCTTACAACAAAGAGACAGCACATCTACTAGGAACGACTGATGATTGGGAGGGAGGTGAGCAATGATTAGAGACGATGCAAAGATAATTGTAACACCAACTGGTGTATCACTTAAAGAAGCCTTGATTAAAGAAGTAGTTAAGGCACTCAATGAAGAAGCTTCCATCTATATGAATTATGAAATCCCAGAAGTAAAACTTGGTGGCAACCCTCCTAGTGGTAAGGAAAGCCGTAGAACTAGGAGAATGCAGGAACTTAGAAGAAGAAAGGGTAGATTATGAATGATGAAAGCATAGATGTTAACATTAGTTTTATCAATACTGATTATTTCTCAGTATCTGTAAGGGATGGGGCTATTTCAGTTATTGGTAGAATAACCAAGTTAGAGATGGAAAATTTTGTAAAGGCTCAATATTTCGAGATTAAAGAGGTATTGGATAAAAATAGTAAGAAAGGAAGATAATTATGATAGACGATAAGAAAATAGAAGAAGCAAAGAAATCATTTATTGCCGACAAGAAGATTTTAGGTGTTATGGCTATGAATGATTTGGCTTGTGGTTTCAAAGAAGGTGCTAACTGGGCTATTAATGAGCTTCTAAAGGATTTGCTTCATCCTGCTAGCGAAGTTCCTAGAAATGACAATGGCAAGATTCTCGCATTCTCAAAAGAAATCGGTCATAGAAAACTCTACGACATGAACGCTATGCTTGATGAAACTACTTGTAACACATATCAAGAAATGTGGGAAGTAGAAGTTATGGTGTACCGTTTTACTATTGGATATTCGTAGATGAATTGTTAGACTTGATTACGAAAGGAGGCAATCATGATTAAGGAAGTAAAAATGTACTCTGTTGTATGTGATAGATGTGGAAAGACATTCATAGATGAGTTTAATGGCATTATGGCTTGGCTAGACGAAGGAACTGCAAAAGAGCAAGCAATGGAAAGTGAATGGGCAGAGATAGGCGATAAGCACTACTGCCCAGACTGCTATGAGTTTGACGATGAGTTAGATGAGTATGTTCCTAAAAAGAAAGGAGGAAGCAATGAAAGAACTTAAAGATTTGGTTGCTGGTGACAAGGTTGTTGTTTTCGACAGATACGACAACAGAAGAATTGCTATTGTTGAAAGAATAACAAAAACTTTGGTCGTTGTAAACAATATTAAATATCGGAAGTCTAACGGATTTCAATTTGGAGTATCATCTTATATCCTCTCTCGTAGAATTGAAATACCTAAAGATGAGGAGCAGATTAAGGCAATAGAATTAGAATACCGTAAGCGAATTATCATTCATAGAATACATAATCTCAATCTGAATGATTATCCGTTAGAAGTGTTGGAAAAAGTCTATATTGAATTAGGAGGAAATTAAATATGGCAGAATTTAAAGTTGGAGAAAGATTTATTCTTCCAGATGGCGATGATGGACATTTGATTGAAGTTCAAGAACGAGACCGTCATTCTTTATGTGATGGATGTTTTTTTAATGATTTCACCTGTATGAATAGAGGATTTGGATATTGTGATTTTGAGAGACGCTCAGACCATAAAAGTGTAATCTTTAAAGAAGTAAAGTAAAGCGTATGGATAAGTTAGAATATATTCCAGGAGATTTGGTGATGACAAACGGAGTACCGCTAGGTACTGCCAAAGATGTTGTTTACCGAGTAACATCATCAGACCCAACAAAGACTTTGGAGTTGGATGATGGAACAGTGCTGAAAGGTGTTGTATGCTTAGAGAACATCGAAGGTGCGGAATTTGGAGATAAAGGCTATCTCTCAGGTGACTGCTGTGCTTGGGTTAAGGATATTGTTCCTATTAATCTTGTTCCCGCAATTTTGGAGAAGAATGGATGGGATAAATCCACAGCATGGTCTTACGTTGGCAGTGGAAAGCGTGGCTATCAGTTTTCCAAGGAACTAGATGATAAATGGGTTGAACTTGATAGAATGACTTATGGTGACTTACAAATCTGTCAATGTGAAAATCTTAGAGATTGGAGCTATATAAATGAATGCAATCACTATTTTCATTTTGAATTTACCTATGTTCACGAACTCCAACATTTATTATATGCCTTGCATATAGATAGTAACTTAAAAATATAATGATATGACAGAAGAAGAGGCAAGAAGAAGAGACGAAGAAGCTGGGCTAGGATGCGCTATATGGGGAATTATAATAATATTTTCTATCATTGGTAGTGCTATCTTAACATATATTATTAATAACTAACGCCTTCGGGTATAATTTTAAAGATATGACAAAAGAAGAATTAAAAGTAAAGGTTGCCAAGCAACAAAGTATTATCAATGATGCTAACAATCAGATTTGTTCTGATGTGAAGGAGTACATCGAAACTCTACCATACAAGGTTGGTGATAAAATCGTGCAATTCCACCTTGAAACAAGTGACAACATCATGCTTATAAAGACGGATGAATTAAACAAAACAGAGCGCGGCGACAATGGCTACGGCTCTTCTGACAAAAAGTAATATGAACGTACTCACAGACGAACAGAAAAATTACATAAAGGAGCATCCGGATGAATCTCCATACGCAATGTCTAGGAAATTCGGATGCGCTGTGCAGACCGTATACTGGTGGCTGCATAAGTTACACGGAGACTCGTTTAAGGATGCGCGGGAAAGACGCAGGAACGAAATCCATGAGTCTGTCCGCAATATGTATCCAGAAATGTCTTCGTCTGAGATCTCAAAGGTGCTCGGAATAACGAAGTCCTGCGTTGCTAATATAGCAAAATCACTCGGTGTCACACATACCAGGGAAACTGAAGAAAGGCTTAGGCTGAAATGCGCTCAGGCAATAGTAAGACCTGAGATAATAGCTAAACGTTCAGAATCTCTAAAAAAGACGCTGAGGCTTGATAGATACAGAGCAGCGAACGGAATTAAACAGAAGACACGACGCAAGTTCAAGACGATTCCGAGCAGATGCCTATGCGCTAGGAACTACCTGTGCAACAAGTACAACTACTTCTACGACAAGGACTACGGAGAGCTGCTGACTATATTCTACGACAGTGAAACGAGAATGCTGACCGAAGATCAGCAGAAACATTATGAGAAGAAGTATGGTATCAAGTTCCTCCAGGGAGCTGAAGAATAATTTCTGTGCATTATTATCTATATGTTTAGAGGCGGCTATCCATCACGGACGGTCGCCTCTTTTCATTTAAACTAATAAATAAACATTAACTAAACCAAATGTTATGAAAAGAAAACTTAAGAATGTTTATGTAATTTTACCTTGCGGTATATCCAACCAATAAATGCGAGAATACCCATGAAAAGACAAACTGATGCTATCTTACCTATTTTCAAGAAAGCTCTGTCGGTCTTTGATAGTTGCTTCTCGACATATACTTTATCTTTCGATATTTCGTTTATCACCGACATCAAGGAGTCACACTTACTGTGATATATCGACGTGCTATCCTTGTATTCTTTGAGGATCGAAATACTGTCTCTCAGTATCTGTACGTCTTCATGTGATATTTCGTGATATTCGTAGTGAAATCTGTCTTCTCCAACTTTGTTACCATTGGCATCATACTTGGATGCTGTGCTATCTTTGACGTGCGTCTTTTCCTTTGTGGTTGACTTCACGGATTCCTTGTGAGATGCTTTATATAACTCCAACTCTTTAATAAGCCTTGCGTTAAAGAGTGAATCCCACTTGGCATCATTGCGCTTGTCAGTGATGTACGTCTGTTTCTCTACCAGTCGTTCTTTAGCCTTGCATCTACAGAACATTGATAGAATCAGCATCGCTACTGCAATGGTAATTACAACCTTTGTTATCTTACCTATCAGTTTCATAAGCTACTGAATTACAATCGTTACTTTTTCCTTTTTATCCCAAGCCGTTTTCATTGCCTGAATGAGCTTGTTTGTCCAGAATCGAGAATCGCTAACCCAACCTTTCTTGTTATTTTTCCCCACTAAGATACAGCCCAGTGTGTCTTTTGCAGAGTTACCGGAATGAATACGGATGCCATCGAACCCTGGCACATCCTTTAATAATGGGAGCATCTTCTTGAATCTGTTAGAGTAGGTATATACGCATTCATAGCTGCCGCTTGGTATTGCAGTCTGCCCATAAACCTTTTTCTTCTTGATTTCGCACAAATCCATTCTTTGGTTCAATCCTCTGTCTGTATCTTCAAGGGTATTGCAGCCAAACAAATTGCCATTCACGAACAGACGACTAATAGTATAGCCATCCTTTTTCCAAGCCCTATCAATTAGTACTTCCATTTTTGTTTTCCTCCTCTTTTTTATCAAACTCCTGATTCAATCTCTCCAATATCGGTCTCCAATAACTCGGCAATGCCTTCGCAAACTCAAACCTGAGAATGTAATAAATAACTCTGAATGCGACATTCTTAGGGTATGCCTTAATGAGATTTTTGAACGCATTGCATATATACACATAGCAGAATATGTACGTAAGCATCTTAATTGCAAATAAAGCTTCCGTGCCATCATTACAACCTAACATGATGCCGTATATCACATAGACGATAGCTACATAGAGCAACATTTCCAAAATTGCGTTCTTGAACTTCGATACAGAAAAGTTCTTGCATCGTACAACACTCACGCCGTCAGCTCTCATACCACAGAAGATATTGAAGCCAAAGGCAATAATCAACGCCAAGACAAAACCTTCTGTTGGCGTCGCAAAGGCAAGTATAGCGGAGAAAATAGTAACCCCTATCTGCCGAATCTGTGAAGAATCTAATAAATCTGTCATAATCTGTTATCCTGAATAATTAATAAAAATAAAGTTTCGGTCTCTTTCTGCAAAGATAGCAAAAAAAACCGAAACTTCATTCAGAATAACGAAAAAATCATATATTCAGATCATAATATGGCATTCCTCCGTTTTCCAGGAAAGAAACGCATTCGTCGAAAATCTTACGTTCGTAGTCGAGCGCATTGATTTTCGGAAACCATTTCTTAATCTTTGCGTCATTGCGTTTAACCATTTCGCCCCAAAGAACGCACCAGTCTTCGAGATTGATGTTGTCATTCTTGACTTCGTGCCAGTAGTCTTTTGCAACATCTTTTGTGTGGAGCTGGTTAATGAGGCAAAGATGCATATCTGCCATTTCTTCGTCATAATGACATGCGCCAATTTCTCCCTTGACCTGCTTCATCATATCAAGCATTACGCTGTCATTCATTCCCACTTCGCAACAATCTGCCATTATTGTGACACAGTTCTTGATAGCCTGTATGTCATTGCTAGCTATAATGTCTTCGAATACCTTTTTCATAACCGTATATTTTTGATGCTACTTCAGAAAATACTCTCTGATATCGTACACGCCATCCTTATCTTTCAACAAGTCGAGTGCAAGGCTGTGGGCGTACTTAACCAGATGCTCAGTACCAATGTCCTTCACGTCTTCCTTGCCGAGTATCTTTGCGATGGTGCATCCGTGATCGCTTACGACCTGGTTCATGGCAACGTACAAAGCGTAGTCGTTGTAATAAGGTTTCTCCTCTGTTGCAAGTCCGAGACCGGTCATAGCATTGAGCCATGTCTGCATATCCCAGGTTACAGGTGGATTCATACCGTTTACAATCTCAGAAGCCTCCTTCTTGGTGAGATAGTTCTTCCACTTGATAGCGCACAGCTTATCAAGATATTCTTGCGCCAACTCAGGGTGCTTCGATGCCATATCCTTCATCATGCAGCGCATCGTGTTACCGAATACGTGCATATACTTTACGTTTGCTGATGATGCCATCATTCCATACAGCTCATCAAATTTACTCATAATCTCTTTTGCTTCCATATCTTATATATTTTTAAGCTATTATCAAATCTTTCAACTCTACAAAGTCCTCCTCTGTGAAGTTGATGCTTCGCTTGCTTCCAAAGAGGATAGCAGTAGCAATTCCATCTGGCAGGTCAATAGACACAACTCCTTTGTCGATATGTCCGTGAATTAAACCTACATCGAATTTGTAATCTTCCACGGATTTTAGCATCTGCATCATATCTTCAAATATCGTGTTGGCATCTATGTTGCCGTCTTCATCAGCAATGAATAGGGTAGCGTTGTCAATACTCTTTCCCCAACTATCCTTGTGCTTTGCGATGATGTTATGTGAAGCTCGCTTCATATACACGGAAGGGATAGCTAGCGCAGGGTTCTCCTTCACCATATCACTTATTCTAGCATCTGCCCACAAATCAAGCGATGTAAGCAGTTTCTCTTTAAGTTCTGTTACGTTCATTTCTTAGTTTCTCCTTTCTTTGTCTTATTGTACCAAACAAGATATTCTTGCCAAGTTTTATCGCTATGATTAGTCATATAATCGTTGAGCATAGCAGATTTCTGTTCTTCTGCTTGCGCTACTTCTTTTCTCAGTCGTTGCATCAGAGATAGGTGCTTCTTCAATGCTTCCTGTCCTTGCTGAGTGCTTTCAATACGAGGGCGTATGATGCGCAATTCCTCATCTTGTACTAGCTTAGAGACATATTGCAAGCTATTAACGTATTCCTGATTCTGCATCAAGTACTGACGTTGCGCCCCTGTAAGATTGTCTTCAATCTTGTCGATTTCATCCCATAAAGGGGTGGAAGACTGCTGTGCTTGCATGTTGATAGATGCTCGCTTCTGTTGTATTGCTTCGTACATCTTCTGTAGCTCGGCATCCATCATCTGCGGCTGCTGCTGATTTGTACCCATATCCAATAATGGGCTGTTACCAAAATTCATCATAACAATCAAATATCTTTAAAGTTGGTGATATATTATAGAGAGGTGAGAGGGCATCCACCAACGAGGGCAAACGCCCCTCACCAACTCATTTTTTCTTAGTCTTTTTTACGGACTTTCTTGCTCTGTTACGCTCCTGTAGTGGGAGTGGAAGGAGCAGTACCGTTACAGCAATAGCTGCCGTAGCCCGAAATTACTGGCGTAGATGGGAGTATCAACTGACCACGCAAGCAATTGCATGTCTTTTCGTTAACGTAAGCCATCATCAGCTTCTCCTTGTAAGGAGTAAGAGCCTCCATCACGGCTACCTTCTTGTCAAGGTCGCTATACTTAGCCTGTAGTGCGTCATACTGGTCTCTCTGATTCTTGTACAAACCAAAGTCAGCATCAATCTGAGACTTATACAAACCGAACTCAGCCTGCATTGCACGGCGGTTCTCAGCGTTGATAGCATCTACCTGCGACTTGTAAAGACCGAATTTCTCGGCAACATCTGTCTCACGCATAGCATAGAACTTGTTAGCGGTGTCGAGCTTCAAACCGAACATGTCGGTAAGCAACTTCACCTCGTCAGCACATTCCTTCTCCATTACCTGTAAGGCGGTTGGCTGATTGGAACTTGAATTAGCTCCGTAGGTATTGATGTTCACGTTCTCAGGCATATTGCTGCCGAGTGAACCGAATACGCTGCGGTTATTACCGCCAAGCAACCAAGCACCAGCACCGAGTGCTGTGCCAATAATCACTAACTTTCGATAAGGTACGCAACCACCTTACCCGTTCTCTAATGAACTGCTGTATGTTACCATACAGATAAGACTATATCTTTATCTCTCACGAGATACTCTCCATTTCCACTCGCTTGAGTGTACTCCCTTTCGGGATAGTCGTTGAACCTTATTGTGCATATTTCCATTTGTAACCTTTGCATGTAATGTAATGCCTACCAGATGGAGATACATAACCTCTACATACCTTTACAATTTCGGAGTTTAATTTTGAATTACCTAGACTTTCTCCAGCTTCTAAAGCGGAATTAAACCTTTTCAAAACTTCTCCACTTGCCGCATCTATCTGCAAAACAGGCTTACTATTTGCTGTAGATATAGCATTTTTAGCTTTATTCGTATGCTTTTTGTTGAAAAAAGGATTTTTGCTTCCTTTTCTTTCTTTGGCACACTTACTCAGTATAGCTTTTTGCTTATCGGATAGATGTTTACCATACATAGGTGCTCTCTCTCCAGTTCTATTCTTGGCTAACTCACTAAGGTAAGCCCTCATGTCTTCTGAATGCTTTTTTCCTTTAAAAGGATTGCTATGACTTTTATAGTAATCTTTGAGGTGATTTATCATATTTTCTTTAGATTTTCCTTATAATGTATGACCCCTAACACCTTCTCCGCCTAAAGTCATATTATACCCATTTCTGTAAGAATCATACTTCTCTATGAAATACGATTCTTTTTCATTAAGAACGGGAATAGCATCCTCTTTAGAATCAAAATCATCCGAGAAAAGCACTTCGTACTTAAAATTATGTACTCCATATTTGCGTATAGCATTATCAAAGCGAGTTCCGCTGTAGCAACAGTTATTGAAAAAACATCTTCTTCTATGTTTCTCATCTGTTGTCTGACCTACATAGGACTTTCTCGATGGGGATTCGTACCTATAAATTATACCTTTTACCATACTGCAAAGTTACAAAAAATATTTCAAAGAACGCACAATCTTGGCTGCTGATTGTCCTGTTTTTTAAGGAGTTCCCAGCAATTAAGAGAGTTTATACTGAGCATTATTTTTGTTTACCCAGTGTCAAGCCAGCATTACCTGTTGCCTTAGAAGCATAATCATCGTGCTTCTTTCCCTCTTCGTAGATTTTCTTCTCTACGACCTTTGCATCTGTCATTTCCATGATACAATCTTTTTAAGTTATTCTTATATTAACTAACACTATTGTAACGTTACGGATGCAAAGGTACGAAGAAAAGGGGAGAGCAAATATAACTCTATCACACTTTCTTTTATTGCTTGATTATCAGTGATTTAAGGTGATAGGAGGTAGTATCATAAATAACAAAAAAAAGAGAGGCAATCACTTACCTCTCTTACTCTTAATGAAGTGCAGAATATCCCACTTCTTCCAATACCTAGTGTGCCCACGCTTCTTGCACTCGCCGTTCGGAATATCACCCCTAGCCACCATCCTGTTAAGGGTAGCATCAGAAACTCGCAATTTTTCCTTGACCTCCTCGGTGCTCAACATAGGGTTGAGAGCATACGGCAGATAGTTCTCACAAAGGTCTTCTATCTCATCGCTACTCATTCCGCAAGCAGTTACCTTCTCCCCTCTCTTCTCTTGCTCGTCTGCTCGAAAACAAGAATCCGATAACGATTTTAATAACACTCCCAAGGTGTGATAACCAAATAACTTTCCCATATCATTATAATCTAGAGATTAAACTTTGACAGCCCTTGCCTGAGAAATACTTATCGGCAAAACCATATACATAAAATATAATGGTCATTACAAGTATTACAACATTAGCTTCCACCATTTCGTTGGTGGTAAAAACATTCCAGTATACGATATGAATAGCATTTATCCCAAATAGGTAGATTATCATCGGAATACGCCATCTGTAGCAGAGCCAAAAGAATCTGCTCGCAAGTATAAGCACAAGCGGATGGATGTAAACAGAGAAATAGATAAATGCTGCCGATACCCAATTCTCCCTAAACCATACGCACATTTCTTTTTCATGAGACGCAAATGTTACCATGCATGCAATATGAAAAAGCATGATAAACAGAGGCATCACTTCACAATAATACTTAAACCAAGTGAGTAGCTTTATGCTGTAGCCTCTACCTGCAAGGATAATGACGTTTATAATTTCGCTAACGTCCATGTCCTTAAACATTACTCTTGACAACTGTACAACACCGACTGATTGAACTAACCGATGGACTTCGTCTTTTTGTTCTTCTGTCATTGAAATACCTCCTTTTGTCTATAGTTAATTGTTCATAATTCGTTGATTTAAATTAAATGATGGTGCAAAGATACCCTTTTCCGCACAAAATTAACGAAAATGAGAATATTTTTGTGTTAAACTTTACAAAAAGTAACAATCTGAAAGTTTTTGCTAGCAAAAAGAAAGGCGGCTACATGTTGTAAACCGCCTTAACATTTAAAATACATACGAAAGCCAATGGTAACGCTTTCTTCCCTCACGGTACGTAAGGTTGGTTTGATTATCATAAGCCTCCTGCTCAAAGGAAATGGCACGGTAAGCTTTATGACTGTCTCTGAGGATGATAAGCCTGGCAAGCCATTCGATGAGATACCACAGATAGAAGAACACATAAAGCATTTCCTTCATTTGCTCGGTATGTATCTGTTCATGATTGAGCGATACATCACTGATTGGCTTGTCTCTTCTTGTGAAGAGAACCCCGAATAGGTTCACGTAACTGAAACCTCTAGGGGGAATGAATCTGTTCTTTACTATCTTCATATCTTCATCTTTTAAATAATTGACATTAATAAATACGTGAGGAACACGTCTGCAAACCCTGCTATCTCCAGCCAATACCAAGGGTGGAACTTGATGCTGCCGATATACCAGAAGCTACTGGTCACCTTGAAGAAATCAGTGGCAACAAGGTAGATGGTATATAGGAGGGCTATCACGAACGTTATCCACCAGCATACCGACAAACACCAGCCTACACAACCTGCCGCTGCCACGATAGCTGCTGTCTTATGCACGGAATAGGCATCACGGTCGCAGTAATTCGGGGCAAAGCCTACGAAGCACAATCCTGCACAACCAAGGAAGGCAAGAAACTGAATGCCCATGCCTGTATCGAGCAGGCAGATAAGCATGAGGAAAGCTACCGCAACCATGATTAGCGAGAAGAGCCAACCCATGTTGCGAGGCTGCTTGAAAGGAGCGATTTCGCTGCCCGTAGTAGGCTGCAACTGATAGTATGTATCGCTCACCATATTAGGGATGCCGAAGCGCAAAGCCATCAACAGTAGATACCCTCCAAGAAGGAGGAATGAGATAAATGCAAGATACCACATAAGCCTACACCTCCATCTTTAACTTGTCAGGATAGCCTGCACGATAATCATAGGTCAGGACACCTTCGATATTATCCAACTCGCTCACTGCCTTCTTGTGCGCTGCCGTCACATTGAAGCACTCCAGGGCATACATTTCGAGGGCTGAGAGCAACTGTATAGCCTTGTCGCAGTCTACTTCGAGCTGATAGCTTCCCAGCCAGAGCGTAGTCTTCTGCTGTCCCATGCTCTTGGCAATGCTGGTAGAGTTCATCAGTCCTACTCTGGTAGCCTTGTCGAGCCATACCTCCATGCCGTTCAGCAGGAAGGAATTGACGGACGAAGAAGCATCGTACTTTTCAATGTAGGCAAGCATCGCCTTCTTCATGTATTCCAATGGCTCTGCGCCAAGACCCTCACTAATCTCTTTAATCTCTTCCATGCTTGCCTGTTCTCCACTCGACAAGATGTCGTTCAAGACAAATTCCATACTAGGCTTGTAGTCATACCGCTCAAGCATATAATCACACAGGGAGGATTCCTTTTCCTGCCCATCCTCTGTTTTTTCAACCTGCATGGTCTTAGCCCATGCCACTCTGTAGATGTCACCATCTATCACCCTAAAAGCCGCAAAATCGGCTGATTCACCAAATGTTTTAACCATATTATTACAATATAATTTCGTTTTTAAATATATTCTCCATTACTACCTTTTTCTTGCTTAAAGAAATGTGGTAAAATAACAAAGTCTAAGTGTTAAACAGAGCACACGGGACGGACACGATATACAGCTACCTTATCGTAATAATCAAAACGATTATTTAATACATTTAATGCCCATGCGTTGTCTATGTCTCCCTGAGTAGAAGTCCAATATAACCCACCATCAAATGTAGTAGAGCCAATAATATCAAATGCCTCATTAATTTTAGAAATATTATTACTAGCATCCTTTGCTTCGCCTAGCGACCACAGATAACCTATATTACCATTCTTGAATATATAATTGCGACAATACGCAGCAGCAGCAGCTTCTGTACCGAATCGTGCAATAATCTTTTCTGTATTCAATTTTCCTGCATAGTCTTTTATTGCATTTTCTTTATTAGTAGATGTTACAATTCCAGATACTTGAACAGAATCTCCCCAATAGTATGTCTCGTCAGAACGTGTTAAAGCAATTATAAACTTACTATTCTCTGTACCTACATATACACCTACAACCTTGCTATTGTTGGCAGTATCCCAATTCTCAGAGAGCGTAAAGTGTCCATCTGTATCGTATATATATATACCAAGCGGTAATTTAGAATAAGTCATTATTACATTTCTACTTGTACTAATACCTGCTGTGTAAGACTGACTTACAGGTGTAGCATATTCACTTATTCTACTTACACTTACTGTATACGTATTAACCGAAGGAATCTTGAACACAAGCGGTGTTCCCTTCCAGGTCTGCGTCTGTGTCTCTCCATTCATCGTGTTCTTGACGGTCACAACAGCACCGTTCAGCTTGCTATCTGACGATGATACTGTACTTTTGAGCGTCACCGTCACGGTCTCATAGTAACCACCTCCACTAATCTCTCCCCACGTAGCCTTGCCGTTCGCTATGTTGTAGAGCTGATAGAATTTATATCCATGCTCGGCAGAGCTGTCCGCTACTCGGCACATATATCCTACCTTGAATGAGCGTGTCGTTCCGTTATCACTGAAGGTCAGCGTGCTTGATGTAGGAGCAGATGAGAGCGTAGGAATCACATATTCCGTATCAGTGAATTTGGCATTCGCTGGCACATTTGCATAGACGGTATGACCATTAACTTTGGAAGCATTATCCGCAATTGATGCGCTCGCTGCTTTTGCTGTTTTCTCAAGATATTTACTGTCTGCATCAGCAGTTTTAAGATATGCTGCCAAACTTTGATGAGAGGTAAGGAATCCGCTATCGTTAGTGAGTTGTGATACCTTAGTTGGTATTTGCGAAGTCTTGGCGTAGCCTGCGAGAGACTGATGTGAGGTAAGATAGTTACCCAAATCCACAGGTGTGCCACCAGTGGCAGAAATCGTCTTAGTCACACCATTAATCTTAACACTGTGAGTGTGAGTTTTATCACTCTTTCCGCTAATATCTTGATGTGAGGTAAGATAATTACCCTTAGGCTGATACTTGGCTGCTGCGTCAGCATCTGTGATATACTTCAACCCCTTGACCCAGCTCTCAGTTGCATATCCTGCGAGAGACTGATGTGAGGTAAGATAGTTACCCAAATCCACAGGTGTGCCACCAGTGGCAGGAATCGTCTTAATTACACCATTAATCTTAACACTGTGAGTGTGAGTTTTATCACTCTTTCCGCTAATATCTTGATGTGAGGTAAGATAGTTACCTCTAGGCTGATACTTGGCGGCTGCGTCAGCATCGGTGATATACTTCAACCCCTTGACCCAGCTCTCAGTTGCATATCCTGCGAGACTCTGATGTGAGGTGAGGAATGTTGCACCTTTTACAATAGCTAACGTCTTTCCGCTCTTTGTGATTGCTGTCACCGCATTGCCCGAACCGCTTACGTTTATAGCATTCACGTATCCGTCTAGCGACTGATGGGAGGTCAGATAATTGCCTATCGGCTGATAGGTCTGTCTTGCAACCTCAGTGGTAAGATACGCTGCGAGGATAGTTGCAACCTCCTTCTTGGTATAGGTATCGGTTATTCCGTATCCTCCGAGCGTAGTTGACTTATCAGCCTTCTTAGCAATAGCTTCCTCGATTGCCTTGTGAAGATTATCATCCTTTGCTAACTTGTCTGCAATCTCTTTCAGTGTATCAAGTGATTCAGGCGCTCCACCGACAAGATCAGCTATAGCCTTGCGGAATGAACCCTCAACTGTTGATGCACCGTTGATGATGTCAATGATGGCTTGCAAAGATGCCTCCTTTGCGGTCGCACGCTGCATTTCTTCCGTAAGCGATGTTCCCAGCGCATACTTGCTGTGAGTGTGTGACGTGATGTCACCAGTAAGCACTTTTTCTACCTTCTCCTTTGTAAGCTGATAGGAAGAAGAGACGGACACACCGCTGTCAATAAACTCACCCTGTGCGTCATCATATATCCACCAGTTGCCGTTTTGCACGTAAGGGGATTTTCCGTTTTCGCCCTTATCGCCCTTTACACCTTGCTCACCTTGAATACCCTGCTCACCTTGGATACCTTGTTCGCCTTGAATACCCTGTTCACCTTGGATACCCTGCTCTCCCTTATCGCCTTTGTCACCTTTTTCGCCCTTTACATAGATATTGCTCTTTACGTAAGATTTCGAGTCCTTATCCCATGCGTATACATAGTTGTCTTCCCCGATATATGTAGGATGGTTGGCAGTATCATTAGCATTATCAGCGGCATCAAGAGCTGCCTGCTTAGATGTAGCAAAATCAGTCTCTCGCTTTGATTCCGCAGCGACACGACCTTCCTCTGCCTTAACCCTCAATGCCTCGGCATTGGTGATGGAAGTGTTTACCTCGTTGGCTTTTCTTGCTTCACTGTTAGCGTTATCGGCAGCTGCGTTCGCTCTGTTTGCGGCATCAATGGCTGCTTGCTTCTGCTCTGTAATGTCCGTGATAGAAGCATCTACTCTGTCAGCAGCTTCGTTTGCTTTTTGCGCTGCAACCTCCGCAGACTTCGCCTTTGCATCGGCATTGGCGGCAGATTTATTAGCCTTATCAGCCGCATTGTTGGCATTTGTCGTTGCGGTGTTCGCATTCTCGGTCGCAGTATTCGCATTCTCAGTTGCGGCATTGGCGTTATCGGTTGCGGTCTTACATGCTTCGGTCTGTGTCCTGGATTCCGCAGCGGCATCGGTAGCAGGCTTCATCAGCTCTGCCTTGTCACTTTCCGTGAGGTCGGCAAAGCGGAGACGGATTCCCTTTGGAATACCGAGGTTCAGCTTGTAGACAGGGTTTCCGTCGGTATCTGTGCCCGAAGCTGATACGGAAGCCGTAGCTTCTGCGTCCTCGGCTAGGGTAGTCACATTGCCGATGAGAAACTGAGGGGTCTTGCCCGTAAAGCCACGGAAACCGCTCATATCTACAAGATAGGAGTAGAACTTCCGTCCTTGCTCATTAAGAGCAACAACATAAAGTTTGGCGTTATCCTCGTCCTCCACATTAGCGGTATTGATGAGAATGAAATCATTCTCTGCAAAGGTGTTTACGTCCGTAGCATTCATCGCTGAAACGGAAGCGAATACCTTCTTAATCTGAAAAGCCTTACCAGTAAGGTTCACGTCCGTCTTGTCATAGCTATCAGTTGTCACATTCCATTTGTAATAGTAACCATCTGCGTCTACATAAGGAGGATGCGAGTAGGTAGACAATGCCTTTCTCGTTGCATCGTCCGCACTAGTTTTTGACTGTTTGAAGTCAATCTCACGCTTCTTCTCAGCTTCCACACGGTTAGCCTCGGCAGCGCGACGCATCTTCTCAGCAGATTCACGTGACTTCTCTGCCTCCGTCACCTTATCGGAAAGCACCTGCGCCTTGCTGATAGCCATCTGTGCTTTGTCGATAGCCTCAGACAAATCTACACCCTTATCCCACCAGTCGGTATCCGTAAGAGGATGACCGACACTTGTCATAGTGTTTGGGTCTACCCGTTTACAGATATATACAGTTACACTATCAATAACGATGTAGTCGAGCAACTGATACGCATAAGTAGGACTATAGGCTGTACCCACCTTAGTTGGGATAATTTTAATTACTTTCTTAGCCATAATATTTTACTTTTACATATTATATACATATATGATTCTTGTAATACTGATATTTAACTGTCTATAGACAGACATCCAGACTTCGGGTCAAACGAAACCGTAAATTTAGAAATGGTTTTAACCTGCTCTTGCCACTCCACGAAAGTACCTTCATATCCTGCATCCCTAGCAACCTCGTATGCCGATTTTCCACGAAAATCAGAACCTGCTATTCTGTAGCACTTTTGTGATTCACCTTCTTTACGTATAAGAAGTAAGGTGTCTGTATCATTGAGCTTGTCTACTGCGGACAGCTCAGTTACATTAATTGTTCCTGTTATTTCCATAAGCTTATTTATATTTTATAATTATTTACGCATTTCTATGCGAACCGTTGAAGTAAGCATAACACCAATTCTCTCCATCAAAAATGAAATAGGTAAAAGTACCTGCTCTACCTATCTCTATTTTAGTCTGCAAACTGCCATCTGAATACATCTTCCCTGTACCGTAACCACCAGAACTGTCATACTCGATATACACGTTTGACGACACTTTAGAGTAAATCAGCAAAGTCTGACCTACAACAGGACCAGCAGGCAATTTTAGTGTAATACCACCTTTCGTAACTATCACTATACAATCAGAGCTACTTATTTGCCCGCTATAATTCATAATTCTCAGATTAGGAGCAATAACTCCTTGTATAGCACCGTTTGTCTGCAAAGCCGTTGGTGTACCTGTAAAACCCTTGGCAATAACATTTATAGCCAACGCAGGCGAATCTTTCTTACTCTGTTCAGAATAAATATACTGCACTGGTTCGTATTGGGTATTATAAGCATAATTTGTTGGAAGATTCATGTTGTTATTCGAACCTTTACAGACAGTTCTTGCAGCCATTCCAAACCACACGGCATTAAAATGATCCGCAGATGACTGATATGAAAACTCCGTACAGGACGTACCTACGCGAAAATAATCAGTATAAAGTGAACCACCTCGGATAAATAACGGGCAATACTGAATACCAGATACAACAGTTGCACCATTATATTCTGTACCCTTCGCTTGCATAATATCCCCCCAATTATCATCCTTTTTAATGCTCCATATTCCGATTTTGCTATCTCCTGTGACATTAAGCTTAGTAGCTGTAATCTCCTGAGCATTGATACCTTTAGCTACGACGTCTCCTGCATTAATGAATTTCGCATTGAGCTTTCCATTTTGGAACATAGCAGCTTCGTCATAGCCCTCAGAAGGATTGGCTTTCGGGGTTTTTACCTGTACTTTGTTTCCGTACAAGGTGACTTGTTCGCTCGTAATCTCTATACCAGCCTTCTTCAAGCTCGCCTTGTCAACCAAATCAGTTTTTCGCTCGGTGTACTCGGTCATGGTTGCACCTACCTCCAACTTAGGTTGGCAGACATATACATCATTACCGTTATTGCATCGTATAAGCAGATTCTCGGGAAGAGGGTGTTCGCTTGATGTATTAAGATGATAGTGTACCCAATAGCGTTTCCATTCGTTTGTTAGCTTGAAATCAACATTGCCATCTGTCGATACGGCATCATGTTTATTGTTAGAACTCTCTACAAAGAAACGAGGTGTTCCATCCTTCCAAAGATAAGTACTAACCACACCCGTGCCCTTAGCGAGGAAAGAGAACATATAGTCTTGCCCATCATTGATGCGCCCGACCATATTCCATTGTAGCATTTCAATATACGTACTTGTTGTGTTGTTAGAATGAGCAACGGCATAAGCGTATTCGTAACCTTCATTGATAATTTCGCTACTCTCTATTTTAAGATTACCACTCTTTTCCAATGACCTTGTATTATCAAGGATGTTGCCGCCAACATAATCGTAATCGTTATCCGATAACGTCCAACCGCCATACGTATCGCCCTCTTCCATCATAGGCTTACAGATATAAGCGTGGCATGTAGGATAATCAGTCGCACCAGTTGCGTCAGTTACCTTTGGAACGTTCTTATTATTGCTCCAGAAGTTCACGGCTAAGAATTCGGTTGCTTTTGCGTTGTTGGTATCAAGCACACAACTAATTTTCTCCCACTTATTCTTTTCGTGAACCTTGAAAGCAACACTTATCGCACTATCCACATTGTCTCTGCTCTGCTGATTGATGCTCTTCATGTAGAGGCATTCGATGTTAAACGTCAAGTCTAAGTTGTCGCTCTTTATCCAACATGAAAATACATACTTCTTACCCTTGACGATAGGAATGTTTGTAACAACACTATTTCCCTGTGTCGAATCCCAAAAAGCACCGATGTAGTTGCCCTCTCCTGTTCCCGAATACTTATCCGAGCTGTAAATGCAGTTTACGCCATCAACGCCTGTATTCTTCTCGATGCGAGCTACTGAATTTATAAACACGCTGTCCTGATTGCGGAATGCGCTATTCACCAAGAGATTGCGCCTTCCAATAGACTTTTCGCTTACAGAGAGGGAGATTTCTCTTGCCGTCTGTATGATAGAGCTTTTCCACTCCTTTAGTTCATTGCCTGTCGGCAAACCATCCAGCTTACCCGACATATCATTCACCTTACCCGATATTTCAGAATACTGAGAAGTCAAAGTCTTATTATTGCTATACACATGGGCTACAAACTTGGTGATATTAACCTGGAATTTTACATAAGCGTAGTGTAATCCACCATGTTCGTCTGTAATCTGAACCTGAGCATATCCATTCTGAGCGGGCATTGTAATCCCGTCTACAGTAACATTAGTTATATTCTGGATAATAACCATGTTCTTTTTTTGACCAGGACCAGGAGTGCAATTTAAATGATGGTTGTTGGTAAGCGAAAAACCACAATTGTTCGTTACATCCTGACCGTTACGATAACATTTAATCTCAGCCGACTGCTTGGGAGTGAGAAGTTTCCCTTCATCGTTAGTATCAAATATAACCACCTCTGGAATTATCTGATATTCGAACTCACTGCCGATAGTATAATTACCTATAGCTAATTGCTCGTCACCGTCTTTCTGCTTCAGAATAATATCAATAGTCTTAGCTGACGGGAAAGCCAAAAGGTCAATATAGCTATCACTCATCACGTCACTGTCCTTATACGCAAGATATTCTCCGTTAATGTATACATTACACGTCAGCGTATTATTCCACTTGCTAATAAGGTGTGTTATATTAGTTTTCTCCTGTATCTTATGAACATAGATATAGACTTTTTTCTCCTGCAACAAGAAATCTACAGTATAAGTGACTGGGGAAACTCCAGCAACGCCAGGGTCGCCTTTTTCACCCTTGTCGCCTTGCTCACCCTTAATCTTGCTCCAAGTGTACTTGGTAACGTTCGTAGAGTCTTTCTGTTCATAGTCGGTGTACTGACCTATCCAGCTGCCAGGTGTCTCGCCGTCGTTGACAGTCAGTGTCTGACCACCATCATTTGAGTATTTGATATGCAGGTAACTGGTACGTCCATCTGCACCATTCTTGCCTGGTATGCCGTTCGTGCCGTCCTTACCCTGCAAACCCTCAAATCTGCTCCAAGTGTAAACGTTAGGGTCTGTAGAGTCGTTAGGAAGGAAGTCCACATACGTACCGATATACGTATTTGGAGTTTCAGTCATCTGTGCCGCTGTAGTAGGGTTGGCTTCAGAAGAATACTTGATATGGAAATAAGTAGTCTTGCCGTCCTTGCCTGGAGTACCAGGAATACCCTGCTCACCAGTCTCACCTTGCAGACCACGCAAGCCCTGCTCACCTTGCTCGCCTTTATCTCCTTTGTCACCTTTTTCTCCTTTATCGCCATCTTTGAGTACAGGAATATCCATAGTTGCAAGAAGCACGTCCCCACGATGTTTAGTTCCATCAGCTGTTACTGAAAGCGTATAACAATCCAGTGTAAAATAGGCAGGGAGATTCTGAGCGGCAGCATCATTCGTTTGCAAATCTGTTCTACCTGTATATGGAGAATCTATCTTAATATCCTGACAAGACGATTCCCACCAGCATTCATCAAGCACATCTTTCGTATCTCCCATCACCTTGTAGCAGCAAACAGACACTTTTGCAGTGCCGTTTTCTACATTATCACCATACAACCTACCACTAGAGCCAACACGGAACATACCGTTAGTTTCGATATTATAAAACACCGTGATAGGAGAGAAAGGTTTTTCAGGGTCTTCTGTAAACCACATGAAATTATTAGCATTGAACTTCACCTGCTCTGGCGATATAACACACGTGCAGGTCTTCCATTGATATGGACTGATAATTTCCATACCAGCAGAATCCTTTTTTCCCGTAGAATACAGTGCTCCTAAGTTATGATACATAGTGATTGCCGGAGCATTATCGGTAGCATTGTCCTCGGTCGATGTAGAGATTTTAATGAGATTACCGCGGCTCTTCCAGCATATCTGGTCACCAACTTGTACAATGACATCACCTTCCGCTGGAGCATCTTGAGCAATACCACTCTCATAGCCGTAGAAATAGCGGTTAGCTATTAAGTTCCCACCTTCATCTGTCTCCTTATCTTCAAGTTTCATAAGTATACCAGCCATGCTACCCATGCTTTCAGCAGCAGACACCTCTATGCCATAATCTCCGAATACAAGCATATTAGTTCCATCTGCCGTTACCAATTTATTTGCATAAGTCGGCACGATAGACTCAGAACCAAGAAACTTTTCCTTATTAGATAGCACCACGTAGTCATAGAGCTTACCATCATCCAGTATCTCCTGACCTACGCCAACGACAAGTCGCCAATAATATCTATTTTGCAATTTTTCATTTTTGCCAGCTTTAACATTAAAGGTCTGACAAAGTGCCATCATGCCTATACGCCACCAGTTCATGGTCCTGGTAGTACCATCATCGGCACACGCATAGCACTTATATCCTATACAATTACCATCAGCATCGAAAATTACTGACACCTTAGCAAGCGTACTACCTGCATTCGAGAATATCGTAGTTCCACCCGAATAACTTATCTTTCGTATCTCTGCGGAAGAGGCGAAAAACTTCTGTCGAACGACAATATTATCGAGGTACATATGTGACTTTCCGTCATCGCCCATATAGAGGTCGAAACCTTGAGCACCAATAATAACTCTATCTGAAGGCGTAGAGGCAGCATCATGAATGCGGTCAACAACAACGTCGGAGAGACTTGCGCCACCATTCTTATCAATATAATGCTTTCCAGACTCACCTATAGCAAGCCCTTGCAAGAACTTCTGCACCTTCTCCCAAGTTACTGTACCCTTTGCGGTGTCGTCGGTTATCTTTGAGACGAAGTACTTACTTCCCTCTGCCGCAACCTGGTTCTTGACCTGTGTAGTTGTCAAGCCTGCACCAGTTCCTCCATTTCCGCTTTGAAGCGACGAAATCTGCTGCTGAATCTTTTGGATAGTTCCAACCTCCTTATCCTCGCGAAGAGTTATATCGTAGGTAGGAATCTTACCGTCATCTTCCTTGATTATAAGCTGATCGATAGAAATGGTCCCACCGATTCTAAGGTCAGTATCCTCAAACTCCATCAGATCGCCAGCTTTGAGCGTATCATGAAGGCTCTTAATGACTCCTGTATCATCTGCCTGTGCTTGGTCATGCTGCCTTGCCATGAAAAGCTCATCAACCTTTGGCTGGTATACATATCTTGTATAGTCGTTCTTATCAAGATACGCTATTGCGTACTTAAGGAGCTTCAGAGACGCAGCATTGACATACGAATCAGGAAGTGTGATGCCGGTAAGAACGAAATGGTCACCTTTCCTGATAGGATAGTCCTTGTATGGGAACCAAAGCTCAAGAGCATCGTCCTTGATTCGCTCGATAGTGAGCCTCCATCTCCCATCAACCTTGGTTGCGGATGCTACCTTGAACGTTCGGCCACCGCACATACCATCTTTCATGGAGATTGAGAAATCATCGTCCTTCAAGTCGTTAATATCGAAATCGACAGCCTTACTGAGGTAGATATCAACGTTCTTGACATTTTCGTTATCATTGAATCTGCCATCATCATCCGGAGATACACCCTCATCAATCTCATCAACACGCACGCCACCGATAACCATTTCTTCGATTGTAGGGTAGATTTCGATGATTCCATTTGTTTTATCGTCTGTATCAAAGAACTGCGATGCCGAACGGAGCCCAATCTGGTCGATATTAACAGAGTCGATATATGGCCTATGTGGATCTGTAGAGAATTTGTGTTGCTTCCCGGTAGGATTCACATACTTTTTATTTGTTTCCGTGAGCGAATTATAGAAGTCGCTCAGAGACACATGTGGAAAACCTGGCAACATAAGTCTGTTGATGGACATATTGTTCGGGAGATTCTCTGCATACTCCTTCATGGATGACGGAATGACCTTCTTGTTGAGACCAGACGTGATATACAGCTTTGTATTTCCGGCCTTGACCTGCGCAATAAACGCATCAAGCTTCTCCTTTGATTCCTCATCTCCGGTGTCAGTCTGTGTTCCCTTCAGCTCAGAATAGAATCTACATTTTTTAGAGTCGTATGCCTGTGTTACATAACCGGTGATGACAGTCTGAAAATCGAACGTTACCTGAAGAACCCAACCAAAAGACTGCTCCTGTGACTCGCCGGAAACAACGTACTTTCTCTTATTCTTAAAATATGTCTCGATATAATCGATATCCAGTTCAAGCTCAACATTTGTGCTAGCTGTAACCACTTTCGTGATATTCGCCACGTACTTGACACCGAGGTCCGCATAGTAATGAGAAGGAAGATTCTTCTCCGAACCATAAGCTCTCAGTCTCGTAACGACACTCTGGTCGGAATCAGCGTTCTGAACAATCTCATATAACCCATTACCGAGGCCATACTTGAAGATATGCTTTGCCTGTATTCCGGTAGTACCGACATATACGTTTCTTCCTCTGACGATGAAGTTTATGTCCCACTTCTCGTTCACAAGCGCAAGGGCCTGCCAACAGGTCTGTGAATCCACTGTGATAGACATCGATTCGATGACGTTATCGCTTGTTCCTTCGCCGTACATTGACATCCACTCGCTTTCCAGGGCACCACGCTGCAAGGAACGCTCCATGTTCCTGGAGTAAATCTTCCAAAGACCCTTACCAATCTGCTCGTCGAGGTTCGCCTGAATCCTGTCGAGTAAATCATCCAGAGTCTGTACGTAGAATGGGAATTTCGGTAGGGCGGTGTAGTGGAGTTCGTTGTCATTCAATACCACATCGAGGAACTCAGCCCTAGAAAGCTCATCCTGCAATGCGTTGAACTTTACACTGTCATAAACGAAGCCCTCACCGTAGGTGTCAGGTCTTGCCTGCTTATCTTTGCCCGGCTCGTAGTTGAGTTCAAACCGCTCGTCACGATAGACAATATAGTCGCCTATCTGAAAGTTGATAGGCTCTTCATGCTTGAAGCTGATAGTCAAAAAACACTCACCCATCCAGGAATCAGAGTATTCCAATCCATGAACGGTTATCTGCTCTCCGTTAACGTCTGTCAGCTTCGAGCCATCCTTATGATAAATATTCCAAGTGCTCATGTGTCAGTATTATCCTAAATTTGAAATTCCGCCCTGTGCATCCATGATTGGCTTGATGTCAGTAACAGGGTCGTTAAACTTGAAAGTTATAGAGAGAATAAGCAAGTCCTCGCTGCCCGGATATCTGTATAGGTCCGGATCAATGCCCTTCAGTCTTACATGTTGCCTTCCGATCTTATTGAAGTCACAGTACATTTTCATCATGCCGGACTTACGGAGATAGCCAATGAAAGCCTTACACTTCTCATTTGCGCCGAAGGCATCACCTTTAAACAGAAACTTGACCTTGTTCTCGTATGCTGCCATATAAAGTCCATCCTTTCCGATATATTCGTCATCACCATGTTCATCGTGCCACTCCCTTTTTATAGGCTCCTTGACGGCATCGCATGGTTTGAACGGATTCTCGCTAACATACATGCCGAAGTCGGCGATGGAGTCCTTCACCTCGTTCCCATCGCCTTCCTTCTGCATGTATATCCTGAAATAATCTTTCATACCTTAAATCAACTTTTTATAATTGCAAATATACGAAATAATACATAAATATGCAAGAAATATCCGATTAAAAATGTATAAATATACCAAAGAGGGCACAGATATACATCCGCGCCCCCGATTATTACTTCATCTTCAATGATTTTGTTCCGTTAAGAACTCTATTGAAGTTGTCGTTATACTCAACGAATATACTTTCAATCCTCTCGGCCGCATCCGCATTGCGTAACGTATTTCGAGAAATTGCATCGAGTTGTGTCAGCTGAGACTTGGCAATCTCGCTCATCTCTGGATAATACTTAGCTTGTTCTGCTCTCATGACAGAGCAATCGAGCCTAATTGCGTTGAGGTATGAGGCAATCAAGTCTCCTGTTTCCTCCGTAATGCTCTTGACGGAGTTCCTTGATGACGAACTACTGTTGTCGGACCATCCATATACTTTCTTAAGATAGTCACGAGTAGCTTCTATCTGCTTTGAGAGCTCATCTGTGCTGTTCTTTACGTCGGCATACTCGGCTCCTGTGTATTCTGAAATAACATTTCCGTTGGAATCCTTAATCTTGTCACCATTCTCAGCGTACCCCTGAGTCTTCTTCAAAAGAGCCTTAATCTTGTCTCCATATATATTCTCAATCATGGAGTTCAAGATGGTCTTCTTCAGGTTGTCCTCAAAGTGCTCAACGAGATTATCTGACGAATTCGCCATCGTTGCCATTGCGTCACCCCAGGAAGACACCAGGTCAGAGAACTTGTTACCGGTCAGCTTTTCAGTCACCGCCTCAATCATGTCATCAGCCTTCTCGCCATACTGGATGAGTTTTTCCAGGTAATCCCTGAACTCTGAGTCCATGTTAGCCCAAAGACCAGTGTAATCCTTCTTAATCTTTGACAATGTATCAGCGTTCATGTTGAGCATGTCTTCCATGCCGTTGAACTGGACTCCGTACTTCGAAGAGATTTCTCCGGCAACATCACGCCAGTTCTGGCCATTGTATTTGTACGAACCTTTCCACATTCGATACCAGATGGAGTGGGAGCCAGCTGACGAACCAGAGTTGAGCCTCTTCTGGGCTATAACCTTAGTCTGTTCAATCTCGGCTTTGAGCATTTCCTGAGCTTCCTTGTATGCCTCTGTAGCCTCAGTACCCCAATGGATATTCATATACTCAGTCTTCTTGGAAATGAGGGAATCCCAAATGGATGTAAGGTTGTCGTACTCAGCCTTCGCCTTTTCGTAACTGCTGTAGTCTGCGCCGAATGCCTTGATAAGAGAACCACCAATACTCAACGCTGCGGAAGCGGCTGCCGCGTATGGACCAGCCCCCTCAAGGAATCCAAGACCCTTCATTTTACTTAGGGTGTCAAAGGCTCCAGCTGTACTTGCTGCCGAAGAGAATGCGCCTGATGCTCCACCAACAATTTGACCAAGGATTGAATCCTCTTCGCCCATAGCCTTAAACAGATTGATTACCGGGTCAAGAACCGTATTGAGTGCCTGCATCTTCGTCGCAAGTTCAGAGATTGCTTTAGACGAGTCGGCGTACGCTGACTGCTGATCGTTCTTCAGACTCGCCTTGGTTCTTACGCCGCCTGCGATTCCAAGTCTCGAAGCCTCCTCCTTACTAACGAATATCTTCGCAGTATCGTCCTTACCGCCAAGACGCTCATTTATGAACTTCCCGATAGCCTTACCGCGATTAACTCCTCCGAAGATGAAGCCGAACGGATTCCTGCTAATCTGCTCATTTCTGAGCTTATCCAATGCATCCCTCAACTGCTTGATTGATTCTACAGACAGACCGGTAGTCATGGAGAACTGGTCAATCTTTTCAATCATCGAGTTGATTGTTGCCGAGGACACCCTATCGAGGTCATCGAAGATAGCAACCCAATCAGATTCCTGCTTGAACTGCTCGAACTGAAGCTTTGCCACGTTCTCGCTGTGAGTCTTTGTGGCTCCGGCCTTGGCTCTGTCTCTCATCTGCGGGTCTTCTATACCATTGATGAGTTCAAGCTGTCTCTCATATTTTCGGTTTTCATCCTCAATTTGCTGGGCGATGGTTGCATTCTTTTCAATCAGACTAGCCATCAGGTCGATGGTCTCCTTCTTGATCTTGTTATTCTCATCTTCCAGCTTCTTGCGGATATCGTAAACACGAGTCTCCTCGCCATACTTATCCTTAACATTTTCAAGACTCATTCCCTTAACCTCGTCCATGGTCAAGTTAAGGCCGGACTGAACGTTGTCGTGCTTTACCGCAATATCGAGCTGCGCCTCCAGGAACCTCTTGTATGTATCAAACTGAACAGTTCCTCCGAAAGCTATGTTTTCTGAACCCTTCTTGTTTCCTGTCAGCTCATATATCTTCTTGTATGTCTCATACTGCTCGGATATAACATCAAGCTGCTTGTTGAGCACATTCAGCTCATCTCTTCGCTGGTCTTCAAGAAGCTTTCGGTTTTCAGTCTGAATACCGGCCTTCTCGTTTGCAGCGTAGTCCAATCTGTCCTTCGTTGACGCAGGGAGAGTCTTCAAGAGCTCCTTGATGGAAGTCTCGTAGTTGGTATAATCAGAGATAGGGAATCTCTTCTTGTCACCAAAGATAGCCTCAAACTCTCCGTCGTTGGCAAGTTGACCGAGAGCACCCTCACCGTAAAGTTCCTTGAACTTCTTGATTTCAGCGTACATTTTCTTATACAAGTCGATGCGATCACGGAGATCCTTCAACTGTTTATCTTCTTTGCGACCTGAATTTCTATTTTTCCCTTTCGGAACCTTATTGGACTTCTTTCCGCTTCCGTCATAGTCGTAATAAAGCAAATCTTTTGCGGCCTGCTTTACCGTCTGCCAAGCCGTATAGAGCTCATCGGATTTTTTTGCTTTAGAAGCCTTAGCAGAAAGATACTCGTTCTTGGCTTTATCAATATCAGACTGCGCTGAATTTCTAGCGGAATACCAGCTATCCTCTTTGCCCCACTTTTCTGCAAACGCTTTGTACTTTCCTGATGTCTCGCTCATAATGAGACCGCTATATCTGCTTGGTATTCTTTTCACAAGCTCACTCTGCAAGTTATTCAGCTTTTCGCCACCGTCAAGAACGAGCCTGATAACAGCCTGGAAGTTTGATGCAGCAAGCATATTCTGAAGAGTACGTTCCAGTTCCGGATATTGTCTGATGAGACCGTTCTTGGCATCATTCATCAGCTCTTTCACCTTCGCCTTCTCCGCGTCGTTAAGTGGAATACTTGCCTTTATCTTCTCGCCAATCATCGGGAAAGACTTATCAATCAAAGCAATCATACTATTAGATACCTCTGCCTGTAGCCATGCACTCTTGTCCCCACACCCGAATGCCTGTAAGATAGATGTTCTGATAATATCAGCCTTATCCTCTGGAATACCCATTGAGGAGAATATACCACTCATAGCCTGCATCGCGGCCTCACGCATTTTTTCATCTTTCCCGATATCGCCGAACCTCTTTGCAAGCTCCTTCTTTAGTGATTCTATATAGTTGTCGTATGCAGTTTCATTAGCATACAACTCCTTATCTCCCGTGGAAGCGTCAGAGGCCATAGCTGCTACACGCATCTCTTCTCTCTTCTTGAAGGCATCAATAACATCTTCCGTTGCATCACTCAAATCCGAATAATAACCTCTGTTGCTGAGCTTTGTGCTCGCAATATCATTGGCTTCTTTTAGCAGCTTAATCTCTTGCTCAAGATACTTAAGACGATCAGCGTGACTTTTCTTTTCTTCTGCCGTCATCAGCATATTCTTGTAACTATAAGGGGCAAGTTCTTTCAACTTTTCCTTGTAGCTATCAATCATATTATCAATCTCCTTTGTGTCGCCACCGGATATTGCAATGTTCACGTTGTTATCACGGAGAAAATCTCTTATCTGCTTGTTTTTATCGGCTATTTCGTCTTGCGTCTGCTTTATCTTTTGACTGAGCTCCTGATACTCACTAATAGCGTATGTGATGCCAAAAGTAACAGCTGTAATGATAAGGCCAGGTAAACCTCCTATAGCTGACCAGATTCCAGCTGCAAGAGTCTTAGCTCCTGTACCTATAACTCTAAATGCAGCCAAAGCCGATGCCTGGAATCCTGTCCACACATTCTTTACAGAAGACAAAGTGGTAGTAAGAGACATAGAGCGCATTGTCGCCAATGTGCGCAGCATTTCCATCCTAATAGTCTTCTCGCCGGTCTGTCTCAGCACAATACCTCTATATATGCTATATTGCTCGGCGGTGATTTTGCCAGATAATCGCAACTGATTGAGCTTCTCGGTCGTCAATGCTCTAGCGTTAGCCAGTGCTCTCAGGTCTGCTCCTGTAATCTGATTCTTCGTTGCGAGAATCCTTTGCTCTATCTGTGTTAGGGCCTGGCCCTGCAACACCTTATTCTGAATATTAGATGCGAGATTTGCCTTATTCGAAAGAAAGCCGGAAGCCACATTGCCAGCCGCCATCTTCTTGAATGCGTAGCCGGCGAATATTGCGCCCATAGGCATCGCAAGAGTGTGCAGGGACTGAACCAGAGCAGTTGCTCCATCAATTGCGGTCTTGAAGAACTTACCAACGAGCGCATCACCACTCGCAAACTCGGCAAGCATGATTTCCCAGGCATCTTTCAACTTGTTATATCGTCCGAGCAAAGTCTCACTCAGAACCTGCTGCATATTATAGAACTGACCGCCTGCATCTGTCATCTGCCAAAAGATAGACTTCACATCATCGAAGCTAACCTCTCTGTTTGAAATTCGGGTCTTAATCTCTGATGTTGAAACATTTCGACCCTCTTGCTTAGAGTAAAACTTTGACAACTTATCAAGCAAAGGAATGCCGGCGTATGCAATCTGACGAAGTTCCTTGCCATCGAGCCAACCGCGAGCCTGTACCTGGCCAAACGCCAATGCGATACGGTCAAAGCTAACACCAAGACCGGAAGACATATCCGCAAGCCTCTTGGTTGTGTCATAGAGCTGGTCGTACTCAACTCCATACGCAGCCAACTGCTTAACATCTCGGTTCAACTCAGAGAACGTAAATGGCGAATTAAGAGCGAGTTCCTTAATCTGATTGAACATTGTATTCGCATTCTGCATATCACCAAGGATTGACTGGAGAGCAATATGCTGCTTCTCCATCTCACCACCAGTAGTGATGATGCTCATAGCGAACTGCTGTGCGCCGAACACAAGACCTCCCTGCAAGAAAAGTGACTTCAAATCCTGTACGGTTGAATTCAGCTTTCCTGCATGACTGTTGGCTCTCTCGAAGCCGCGGACCAAATCAGACTGAACCTTTGCAGCCGTCTGAGCAATCTCCTGCTGACGCTTCTGCTCCAGCTCAATGCCTCTTTGAACCTCTCGGTTTACTGCTTTCTGGTCTTGAAGAACCCTTGATGCCAATGTGGTATCGTGACCGCTACCGATGTTGCCAAGCTGGCCAAGATAACCCTTCCATCCTATAGGAGACGAAAGGCTGTCTTTTATATTTTGCAGCTGTCTCATTATAGAAATGAGTCTATGTATTTCAGCCTCCGTCTTGCTTACATCTGCACCGATAGAGATACCCCTGCTGTATTCCGAACGAAGCTGACGAACCTTGTTGCCGAGAGAATCGTATCGGCGTTCGGTGTTCTTCAACTCGTTCTGACGCTGCTTCTCATTTGCTTTTGCCTCGCGTGCTGCGTCTGCCTCGTCTTTCTTTCGCTTTTTCTCAGCATCTTGTTCTGTCTTGTATCTTTCTAAGATAGCATTCTTTACAACTTTAGCATAAGTCTTTGCTTCATCTATAGCATTGAGATATCCGGCACTCTTTACGACATCAGATGCTGTGAGTCCGGTAATAGGATGAATACCTCCGTTATTCCTAATCTGTTCTAACTCAGTCCTGTATTTAGACAGCTCTGACAACGACTGACGTATGTTGCTCGTTGAATCGACGCCAAACATCTGTATTCCTTCACCATGGCGTTTGTTGATTTCGTCAATAATAGAAGATAACTTATGAAGTTCTCTCTCTGCCTTGTTTGCCTCAGTGGAAACACTGTTAGGGAATATGTTGAATCCAGCACCTTCCTTAGACACCTCTCCGAGTATGCGGCCTATTTTGTACAACCCGTCCTGGACAGACTCCAACTGCTGGAGTTTTTTTGGACTAAAGAAATCTTCGCTTGAAAATACACCAATGTTACGATGTAATTCTTTAACGAAGTTGTTTAGCTTTTCAAAACTACGACCTCCCTTATCTCCAATACCTTTTGTTGCTTCGGATATTGCTTCCAAAGCATTCTGTGCCTGCTTACCAGTAGCATCAATCTTGTTTAATTCTTTGGTAATCTTTTTGGTTTCCTCTTCAATTCTCGATTTGAGAGTGAGCGAGAAACTGAGGTCTCCCATATTTCCACCTGCCATATCCTGAATATTTTAAAATTAGAGTTTATTGTTTAAGTAATCAGCAAGATTTATCTTCTTGCCAACAAGACTTCCTTCTTTCTTCTTTTTCTCCATCCATCTGTCGTAGAGATCATCCATCTCCTTCTTGGTGTGCTTCTTTGGACCGCCTTCCTTTTTTGTCTTTGGATAGACGACAAGAGGCTGGTCTGCAACCATGAGGTCAATCTGTGCCGATGAATAGCCCCACCAGTAGTCGTAGGCTGCAATGAAGTACTTGCGCTGAAAGAGGAAACCGAACTTCTCCGCTAGAGAGAAGGCTGCTCCCCAGCTGGTTCTGCTTGGATAGCTTTTGCTTCGCTCCTCGTCATCGTCATCATCACGTCCGTCATCCCGGTCGCTAATATGGTAGCCAGTGAGAATGCGTTCGATGGAATTTTTTTTTTAGAAACATCGAGGACTCTCAGAACCTCGGCAACATCCACATCCTTGATGTAGTAGAGCCAGCGCCAGTAGATCCAATACAGGAATCTAATCTTCCAGATGTTGTTGAGGAGAATGCAGACGCAAATCTTGACGTTGCGTTTCCATTCGTTCTTCTCCTTCGCCCTGATATGAGAACACCTGCTCATGGTTCCCTTGCGAAGCCAGCCGAGCTTGTGCTTCTTTCCACGGAACACGAACTCGGTAGGCTCGTCGTGCAGTACGCTGTCGAGTAACTCCTGTAAGTCCACCGAAGGCTGCTCAATTTTCTTTTCTTCTGCCATGATTGTATGCTATTAAATGAAGAAGGGCGGCACGGCTGTTGATTAGCCTGCCGCCCAACGGTTTGTTATCCTGAATCTAATTACCTAAAGAAGCCTTTACTTGATTAACCGCCAATGCCTGGTTCACCAGCAGCTGGAGCCTTAGTAAGCCAAGCGATACTGCGCTTACCTGCACCCTCGATAGAACCAGAGAACTTGAATGCAACCGGCTCTGTACCTGAGTTGTCCCACTGCAAGGTAGCGTAGAGAGCGATATTGGTGATAACCATGAGGTTCTCCTTCTCGTCGTCAACGATAACGATAGTGCCCTTGATCTTGAACTTCTTAGGCTCTACAGCGATACCTGTAAAGCCGGTAGTAGCGTCGAGAGTAGCGTCACCTGTACCCTTAAGGGTAACCTTGGTCAGCTCGGTGATAGCATCCTCGCCGAACATAATTGTCAGCAAGTCCTTTGCCTTTGAAGGAACAACGAACTCTACGTTGAAGTCGCCGAGCTCTGCGGTAGTTGCCCAGTCGCCTGCAAGACCGATAACCTTGTAGTGGTTGATGGTTGGGTCATCCATAGTCGCCTTCAGCGAGTCAACGGTAACCGGAAGTTCAACCTCTGGGGTGATGTCAACTGTAGCCTTGCTCAAATCGGTAATAGCCTTTGAGTAGAGTAGAGTTTTAGGACCATTGAAAATGTCCTTCATCTTGTCAATAGTTGTCATAGCCATAATCTAAAATATTTTAAATTGTTATACCTGAATACTTATCTAGTACGTAACCTTCCCTGTATGATCGTCACGGAAAAACCTGCGCCGTCGTCAGCCTGGATAGCAACGTTCGGTCTAGTAACGATGATGTTTTCTGTAGAAATCGGGAATCTTTCGAGGACCGCCTTGACTTTCTTATCCATTTCCGCAGGACTGAAACCATTAGGATTCGCCGAGGAGGCCTTATCTCTTACATACACCTCTATCTGGATAGTGGTAGTATAGTCGTTGTAGGAGCCATCGTAGTTCATCTCGTTGTTCCTGATAGTGTACGGAGCACTTACGACGATGTAGCTACCTATTTTGGTATCCACAGCCTTAGGACGATTCCTGGGGTACACCTTGTCGCATATACCCTTTACGGCGTTTCCTAAGTCGAAATATATCTGCTTGATATCTACCATAGCTTACAGTTTGTTAAAAGTTGAACTATTGGCGTACACTACGCAGGCATCGAACATATCCGGAAGAGACTCGTATGTGTTGTAAACTGTCTCGAAAATGCGGTTCTCCTTGTCGAATACCGCATATTCAACAGGACATATCGCAACGAGTGCCCAGTCTTTCCCGGTAGATTTCACCTTTCCGATACGTCCGTAGATAAGGTTAGGACCCCATTGGTGACCACCACCGACTTTACCGGTATAGCCTTTGTTTTCACCTCCGTCGTAGTAGAACGGGAGATTATATTTTTCTCCCTCCGCCAGGGTTACTCGCGTTGGTGCTTTTTCACCTTTTGAGGCACGCACCATGTAAATGAGCTTGCCTTTGTAATACACTGCTGCATAGAACGAAGTATATGCGTTACCAGTGATATTGTAGAACGTCCTGTTCTCTTTGAAATAGTTGACGGTTCTGTGAGCAAGTTCCTGCATAATCGCAAGCATCTTGTCATACGCCAGCTTTTCGACCCTTGGCTTAATCTGATGTTCGAACTGCGCTCCAAGAGACAGACGCTTTCCGCTAAAGTATTTTGCCATAACCTAAACCCTAGTGAGATTCCAGTAAACGACAGTCCTGTTATTATCCGGTTCGCAGTCCTTGACCATACCTACCTCGGTATTGTTGCCGACAGTGGAGTAGATGGTGTCGCCGTCAAGAGGACATCTGTCAGCTTCCCATTCGTCATATCTGACCGGAATCGATGCCTTCCTCTTGTTCTGGTCGACATTCTTGTCTCCCTCTGTAGTAGTATCGGTGTAGCTGCGGCCTTCGCCATAGTAGAGAATGATTTCCTTGTCCTCACCAACTGGAGCATCATCATCGGCAAACGGGTCATCAGGGTCGGCTTTTCCGACGACCTTCCTCACGATCTTGATGATGTGAGGGTATCTTGGGTTTCTGATGTTTTCCTTTTCCATACGCCTTATTTGATGATGTGAGGGAGAGGTTCTCCCCAGGGAGAATAATTCGCCCTCTTTACTCCGTGGGAGGTCACCCGGAAGGTGGACTTCTTCTTGAGCATCGAATCAGGCTCCAGCTCCGCATATATAGCGTTAGCCTCTGCCTTCATCTCGCTCCTGTCGTTGTCCGACATATCATATCCACCTCCCGAATGAGTCCATCCGTTATCGGAATCGGAGGTGTTGTTCACCTTACTCGGACCAAGAACAAACCATTTCAGCATGTCGGCATAGGCAAGTCTTACCTTGTCCTTGTCGCAGGCTTCGAGGTCGATGCCATTTTCAAGCTCCCTGTCGTGCATGATGCCCAACAGAGCCTTCATCGGCATCTCGAACTTCACCTTATTAATAAGGTAGTCGTTCACAGTGTAAATGTTCATCTCCGAATCCATAGTCATACAATCTTGTTACGTTAAAGAATTAACCCTTCTTGGTAATGTCGATAATCCAACGGTAAGGAGAATCGAGCATGGCAGGAACAGAAGCGAGGAACAAGTCTGTCTTGAACTCCTGGAACATACCGTTCGCTGTGACCATGTTACGAAGCAAACCGAGGCGGTTGTTGGTCTGTGCCCAAGCAACATCCACGAGCTTGTTACCGAGAGTGTCGAAAATTCGCTTATCGAGAATTTCCTTGCGCATGAAACGCAAAGGCTTGCCAGCAGGGCGAAGAACGACTGTTCCGTCTGCCCAACCACGAATCTCTGTAACTGTGCCATCGAAGCGCTTGTTGTGCTCAACCTCATCGACAATCTCGATAGGAGAAAGACCGTTGAGGTCAACAACAGACTTCAAGAACATTGCGTTGTTTGGACCGTAGTTCTGCAAAACTGCCACAAAGTTAGCGTTCGCCCAGCTCTTGTACAACTCAGCAATCTGCTTGTTCTTCAAGAATACGTTATTGTAGTCGTTCTTAGTCATCTGCCATACGAGAGGTACACTGCGGTACTCGATGTTCTCCTTGCGCCAATCCTCCTCAAACTTGCGCATCTGCTCAAGCAAGTCGCAGTTTGGATCGTTCCAGGCAAGTGTACCCGCCTTTTTGAAGTTCTTCTTTGGAACCTTTGCGTCATACAGAGGCTCCTGGATACCACGACCAATCTTGTCGTAGTCGATGAAACCGGTCGAACTCAACTGGGCTGACATGTAGGTCATAGTCATGTCGAGTGAGTCGTACAATACCTGTACCTTGTCGAGGTAAGCATCAACCAGGTCAGCGTCGTTGCCGAACTCATCCTGGAGAAGCTTCATCTTGTGGTAACGCTCTGTCGCAGTCTCACGGAAGCCGTCAGCAGCGAAGTCTGGAATTGAAGCGGTGTACCACTCAATACCCTCATGGTCGTTCTGATAGCCCTCGCCGAGAGGAGCACGGAGGTTCATCAAGGTTGCAGGGTTCAATGTACGTGTGCGAACCTTGAAGGTTGCATCACCATTGTTAGATGTAGGGGTGAGATTTGGATCAATGTCACCCTGTGTCAGATACCAGCCGTTGTTACAGCGAAGTACGCCGTCACGATTGACGAACTTCTGAAGGTAAGTGTTGTTACCCTTACCAGTGAAGAACTTCGCAAGCTGCTCGACACCAATATCAATTTTTGCCATAATCCTGAATCAATCTTTTTACGTTATACAATAGGTTAAATATGCCAGAACTCTGGGTAGAGTGACTTGTTCATCGCCTTGACAGCAGGAGGAACAGGACCCATACGGTCAAGCCACATAACGCAGTCTGGATTCAACATACAGAAGTTGATGTTTGTACGAGGCTTGTGGTACTTGTCGCCGCCGGCATCGAAATAAGGGAAGTCGTTGTCGCTCGGAGCAAAGCAGTTAGGGTTGGTAACCATAGGCAATACGGATTCGCCTGCACTTGCAGCCTCAACCAATACGTCACCTACCTTCAATGCGCCGAGAGCAGCAGAAAGAGTAACCTTCCAAACATCACCTGCGGTGTCGTCAGTCGTAGCCTCAACGGCAGAGACAGTCACGCCCTTTGCTTTTGTCTTAAAGTCCTTCTGACCGACCATGATGGTGTCGCCAGGGAACGGGATGTGAACAAAGCCGTTACGAACGATGTAGATGTCTGTGTCTGTAGCCGCAGCGGTAGCCTTTGCCACGCCGTAAGCCTTCAGAATCTTGATGGTAGCACCAGGACCATCGTTGCCTGCTGTAAAGCCAAGGTCGTGCTCGATCAAGTCACCGGCATAAATCTTAGCCTGGCCCTTGAATGGGTTGACAAGCTTACCACCAATAGGTGGGTGAACGAAGGCATTCTTGATGAGTGCCTCAAGGCCAGCAAACACGTATCGGGTTCCACCGACCTTACCTTCTGTCTGAACAATGGTTGCGCCGTGGTTCAGCATACCACGAGTACCCATCTGTTCCATGTAGGAAATAGAAGTGTTGTCCATAATCTTTTTACCTTTTTAAAATTGTTATCCTGAAATTACTTCTTGTCTCCACCGCCGAATCTCTTCTTTCGACGCTCGGCCACTTCTTCCATAAACTTGTCATCATCTGTGGACGTGCCTCCGCTAGACGTGCGACTGCCTTTTGCAGGAATACCGTTTTCACCGGTAGCCTCCTTGTACTCTGCGGTGTAGATATTCTCAGCCTTAGAAACCAGGTCGTCGATGTTGGCATCTTCGTCCGGAATCTCCAGCTTTGCGATTGCAGCATTGAGGAAGTAGTTCTTCATTTCAAGGTTTGCCTTGTCGAACTTATCCTTCAAACCTGCCTTTACAGACTCGATGGTCGCCTTCCTTGCAGCCTTCTTGTCTCTTTCTGCGTTAGCTTCCTTGAGGGCTTTGATTTCTTTGAGAAGCTCGTTGTATTTGTCGGCAGGATCGCCATTCTTGGCGGCCTCCTTACGCTTGCGCTCCTCTTCCTCTTCCTTCTTCTTGCGTTCAGCCTCCTCCTTGCTCTTCTTTACCTCGTCAGAGATATTCTTGCGCAAGTTGCCGTTGATACGCTTCAGACGGTTTGCTAACTTGGTAACCAACTTGGAATTTGCTTCCTCGTCATCACCGAAATCTTCCAAAACATCATCAAGTTCCTCATCGATGGTCTTTTGGCTAAGTTCTTTGAACTTGGTGGTATCAACCTCCTTGTTCACTAATGCTAAGAGTTCCTCTCTTGTCATGTTGTTTTTTGATTAAAAATGTTATCCCGAAAGTGGTCCCTCCACCTCGAAAACGTATAAATATACCTTTTATTTTGCAAATATATGAATAAATATGCAATTATCAAAGAAAAATTGTATATTTTTGCAGTATTAAATGTATATTTATGCAGAAAGATGTATTTTCAGGATTAAAATTGGATAACGGAGAGCCTATTTACACTCAAGAGTATATCCAATCATTAAGAGACGCCGACAAGAAGCATCCCGACAAGCTGAAGATTATAGCTCAGCGTGGCGGTCAGGAACGCATGCTGTCTATAGACGCTGATATTAAGATAGTTGGCGGTTCGCGAGGCGGCTCAAAATCGTTCTCTTCCCTAATGGAAGTTCTGAAGGATATTAAAAATCCAGATTTTCATGCAACAATTCTTCGTAACGAAAAAGACGACTTACAGTCCTTAGTGACAGACTCTTATAAATTGTTCTCCCAATTTGGAACTTACAATAAGTCACAAAATGATATGACCTGGAACTTCGATAACGGAGGATGGCTCAAATTCTCGTACTATGCTGGAGCCTATCAGGACTTCAAGACACGATTCCAGGGTCGCCAGTATGCCTATGTCTGCATCGATGAGGGTACTCAGTGTCCATACAAGAAGTTCAAGTATCTCTTGACCAACAACCGAAATGCAGCGCATATCCGAAACCGCTTCTGGATTACCTGTAACCCGGACCCGGAATCTTGGGTGAGAAAGTTTATCGACTGGTGGGTTGACGAGAACGGATACATCATACCGGAACGTGACGGAGTTATACGATACTGCTTCATGGACGGCGATACGCCTGACTCAATATACTGGGGTAACACGAGAGAAGAGGTGTACGAGCTGTGCAAGGGCATCATCGATAGCCTCTGGAAGGACAGCTACGAGGAACTTGGATACACAAAGCTCGAAATGTTCATCAAGTCGGCAACATTCATCCGTGCAGATGTATCTGAGAACATCAAGCTTATCTCTACAGATGCGTCATATCTCGCCAACCTTGCCCAGCAGGACGAGGAACAGCGCATGCGAGACCTGGAAGCTAACTGGAACTGGAAAGCTGCCGGAGATGACATGATCAAGATGGAAGACCTTGATGAAATCTACGACAACTCAGAACAAACAGGAGACGGAAAGCGCAGAGCTTCTGCCGATATCGCATTCACCGGCGGCGATAACTTCGTGATGTGGCTCTGGGAAGGATGGCACTGCAAAGACTTGGTTGTTCTGAGGCTGGACCCAAAGACTCTTGTTTCGGTAGTTGAGGCTAAGCTGAGAGAGTGGGGTGTAGAAGAATGCAACTTCACTTACGATATGCAGGGTATCGGTCAGTACTTCAAGGGATTTTTCAAGGATGCCGTCCCATTCAACAACCAGGCAGCACCTATCGCTCAGAGCCATCAGGAAGAGGAAGGAATCAAATACCTTTACAAGGACTTGAAATCCCAGTGTGCATTCCTGTTCTATAAGATGATAAAAGAGAAGCAGATTTCCATCGACTCAGCCCTGCTTGAAAGAAAGTATTCCGGAAACGGATTCGACAAGGTTCCTCTCAGACAGATTCTTCAGAAGGAGCGTAAGATGCTCAGACGTGACGAGAATAGCGATGATAGGGGATTCAAGCTATTACCTAAGAAGATTGCCAAGAAATATGTCGGGCACTCGCCTGACTTCTTTGAATCTTGGTTCTATGTAATGATATTCAGTTTAACAAAAAAGAAAAATAAAAAGGTAAAAGGATTATGGATGCTATCAAGGTAACAAATTTCAGAAAGATTCTGGTAAAGAAGCCTTTCTTTGAACTCACGCCAAAGGGGTACATGAACCACGATGGCTATTGCGGGAACGAGGTGTCCGATAATGAAGACCCTCAGATGCCGCAAGATACATTGTACAGAGTGATTAAGACTCAGAAGGACTTCCTTCGTGAGTTCTATCCTACGTCCCACAAAATCTTCGACAAGGTTCTCTACCCTGACATCTGGAGAAAGAACCCGGAAGACGGGAAATGGTATGTCCAGGAGATTCAAAGAACGGCATTTGCTTTTCAGCAGGTTATTCATACGAAGCACGTTCTCCACATGACAGGTAACGATATTCAGTTTGAGCTTGCCGGTGATCCTGAGATGAAGAAACAGGAAGAGTATATTAATCTCCTTGCCAAGTTCAAGAAGGGATGGTATATGCACGATATGGAGATTCGTCACTATGAGGCTGTAAGTTCGTACATGAAGGTTGCTGAGGCTGCTGTAGTCGGATTCTTCGATAAAAACAAGAAATTCGGTACTCGCACATTGGCTTTCGATAGAGGAGACACATTGTATCCTCAGTTCGACCCTCTTACTGGTGAACTCGTTGTGTTTGCTCGCAAGTATTACGACTTCGACGAGGAAGGTAATGAAAAGATTGAATGGGTAGAGGTGTGGGATGACAAGACATTCTACCGCTTCAAGAAGCAAGTTAACGAAGGCAGGGTCAAGGAGACTATCAAGAGAATTGCCAAGATATTCGGAATCGACGACTACACTTGCGTTGAAGAGAAAGCTCACGGCTTCCCATTTCTCCCTGTTGCATACGTAAGAAACGATGACGGACCATGCTGGTCTGTTGTACAGAAGAACATCGAGGACTACGAGGAAGCTTTCTCTTATCTCTGCGAGAACAACAAGGCTTACGCCTTCCCTATAATGAAGTTGAAGGGCGATGGTGACGACATTACCGTTGTTGGAGATACAGACGGAGCGGCTAAGATGATTCAGATTACCGATACGAATGGTGATGCTGACTTCATTAACGGAACAGACGCTTCCAATGCATTTGCGACACAGCTCAACAAGTCGTATGACCTCATCTATGAGCTTTCGTTCACAGTGAAGCCGCCGGAGCTTAAGTCGGGTGACCTTCCGGGCGTTGCCATTAAGCTGCTCTATTCTCCTGCCATCGAGGTTGCAGAGAACGATGCTAAGAAGATGCATCCGTTCCTGGATCAACTTGTTCGTATCTCAAAGTATGGTATCGGAGTTGAAGAAAACTGCATGGCCACTATGACCGGTCTTCCTATTCACGCTTGGGTGGAAATCTATGTGCATCAGAATAAATCTGAAATAATTACGAACTTAGCGACAGCTGTTCAGAACAACTTCCTCTCAAAGCAGACTGCATCTGAGCGTTGTCCAGACTTCCCAGTTAACGATGAATACGACCGCATTATGCGAGAGAAGAAGGAGGAAGACCAGCAGGACCTCCTCATGGATATGCAACGTGCGGATAACGAAACTCAAAATGCAATCGAGGAGCAGAAAGCTACTTTGAATATTCAGAATGGAGGTAGTGGAAACGTACGTACGGGTCGCGGAGCTGGACGCCCAAATAAGTCAGGAACCAAATGGGACGAGAATCGGAACGCCCCGAATGAGAACAACTGGCAGCACTACAACCAAACCCATTAATAGCCTATGGATGAATTAAAACGTTCTGTCGATTACAGCAGAAAGCGCTTGCAGGCAATCCGAAACTGCGAGGACCATGTTGCTGATATCCTCTGGAAATCGACACAGAAAATAATTGCCGCAAGTAAGCGATACAGAGGTGCGGGCAGGCTCACAAACGAGTCAGCCCTGCTCTCTTATGCCAAGAATGTTACTGCTGAGGCAGAGGAGAGCATCAACAGTTACATCTCTGCTTACTCCAAGGCTTCATGCAAGATTCTAGGGATTGACAGCGAGAACATCGAATCGTTTCTCGTCAGCGACATCTACGGAAAGACGACATCCGAAAGAAACGCCGTCTATCTCGGAAACTTTGCGGAAGACATCGTGAGAATGATCAAGGCAGGTACTCTTATGGGATATTCAGACCAGCAGCTCCTGTCTTCCATCCGAACCGGCTACAAGGACCCATATCACACATCAGTCATTACCAAGGCGAAGAGAAAGGACATCAACATCGATGTTCCTTCTTACGGAAAAGGATATTACAGAAATGCCTATCAGAATATCGTAAGAAACGCTTCTCAAGTGATTGCTTTAGCGTGGGGACAGGCAGAGCAGGAGTATGGACAGGAGAACAAGGCTATCGGATTCTATGTCAAGAGAGGAAGCGACTTCCCGTGCTTGATTTGTCAAAACGAAGCCGATGCCGGACTCCATTCTTTCAAAGATCCATACCCACCATTCCATGTTTCGTGTCAATGTTTTACGGTATTTGCATTCAAGGATAATAAAAAGAAATGATATGATAAATTCTGAATTAAATTTTACTTTAGAAGAGATTCTTCCGAAGTTCCAGAAAGACTTCCAGGAGAAGATAAAGCACTCTGTAGAGCTGCTGAGAAAGGCGGAGAAGCTTGCACTGGCATACTCACCTAACGAAGGCTTCTATCTATCGTTCAGCTCAGGCAAGGATAGTCAGTGTCTTTATCACATTGCCAAGATTGCAGGCGTGAAGTTCAAGGCTCACATGGGGCTTACGACCGTAGATCCACCAGAAGTAATCAAGTTCTGCCGCAAGAACTATCCTGACGTAGATATGATAAAGCCGAAAATCAGCATCTACAACCAGGCTCGAAAGGAAGGTATGCTCCCAACAAGGCTGATAAGATGGTGTTGCAGGGTCTATAAAGAGGGCATCGGTGCAGGGAATGTTGTTCTCATCGGAATCCGTCACGCAGAAAGCAGACAGCGTTCGGGTAGGAGCGAGGTCGAGATTACCAACCATAAGTACAGCGGCTCTCTTGAAGGCCTTGACGAGTTCCGTGATAAAAGGAACGGTCAGAAGCGTGGCCGTCCAACCCGGTGGGGTATCCACGAGATTAACATCACCAATGCCAGCGATGAGCGTACCATCGGCTGTATCCGAGGCTACGAATCGCTTCTCATCTCTCCAATCATAGAGTGGACCGATGATGAGGTATGGCTATTCTTGAATACACTCGGTATTAAGCATTGTAAGCTGTACGACGAGGGCTATTATAGGATTGGCTGTCTGTGCTGCCCTATGCACAACTATAAGCAGAAACTCGCCGACTGCAAACGCTATCCGCATATCTATAATAGTTGGATTAAGGCCATCAAGGATATCCAGGCTAGCGGAAGGATGATAGACGAAGGATTGTCGCCGGAAGAGGTGTTCGACTATTGGATATACGGCAAGTCTATCAATGTATGGAGAGAACACCACAGGCAGCAAACGTTGAATCTTTAAATATCAAGATTATGATTGAAGAAACAAAAGGATACACGTTATCCGTCGATACGTACAAGAAGGCGAAGGCTCTCAAGATGAAGGACCCTCGCTATTACATCTACGCCAGCCTCCGTGGTTCAGGTATGTCTGTTCGTGACAGCTGGGCCATCGCATTCCAAGGAGAAGGAATAGGTGTGTGGGAGAAATCCTTCCTCGAAAACGAGATGAACTTGCTTGAAGCCCAAGAGTCCGTTCAGAAGAGAATCGCAGAGGTGCAGGGCAAGAAAGTGAAGAATGAGAATAGCGACGAACTCACCCAGGAGGAGCTTATTAAGGCTACCTCAAAGGAAGAGATTCTTAGAAACCTCGTTATCGCTCAGCGAGAGCAGAAATTTGGCTCTCCAGAGTGGCAAAAGACGACAGCCATGATAGCCGACTACTCTAAGATTAAGCAGGACGAGATTGATACAGAAAATAATGTGGTCCACTACTACATTCCTTTATCAATGCCTCGATGCTGCGAGGATTGCATTATCTTCAAAAATGGTCAAGCAGACTTCCAAAAGAGGAAGAAATAGTTAAATTCGTGTTAAAGTAACTTTGTTTTACTCGAAATTCAGTAAAACCAAGTACCTTTGCAATCAGATTATGTGACAGATTCTTTCTGTTGATCGTAATTCTAAAAATTGGTTAACAAAGGGCGGTGTCTTCACAGATGCCGCCCTTACTTTTTTATATATAATGAAGTAGAAGAAAAATATAAATTCAATCAGGGATACTTCTCTCCAGTGATGAGCTCAAGCGCAATTCGCACCTGATCTTCAATCATATCGTCATTAAACGTAGGAAGAATGCCGTATGATGGCAGTTTCTTCGTCTCTGCGGCCTCCAAAATGAACTGGAGTGCCTGTACTAGGGAGGTATGGTCTTGAACGACCTCAAGCAATTTATCGCTCATCCTTGCCTCCTTCCTTCTTAATCTGCTCTGCCATCTCAAGAAGAGTCTCGGCGTGCTTATCGCGGTCGATGACTTCCTGTACGGCCTCATCGCTCTCCTTGCGAAGCTGCTCTTCTGTCTTACCCTCATCGGCAGTAGCGTTCATCCTCGCAGCCTCACGAGCAAGGTATTCGTCACGGAGCTTCAGCTTACCTGCCGTGTATTCTGCATCGCCAGGCAACGATGTATCCGCATACATAAGCTGGGCAAATGCCTCGATAATGTTTCCATCATCCTTGGAGAACTCATAATGGTCTCCTACAGCCACAGGAACACATTCATCGAGTGCAGCGTACATTGATGTGCCGATAGAGTATTCAATACCCCATGTACCGGCAATGTTCGCAATCTTGATGAAAGGCAGCGAGCCTCTCTGTAAATGCTTCTTGATCTCAGCAGGGATATCCTCTCTGAGTGAAGCAACTTCTTTCTTAGACAAGCTCTTGCTGAACTTCAGCACGGTGAAGTGTCTTGTCTTGATAGTCTTTCCAAATGGTAATGCCATGATAACAATATTTTAAAGTTCAACTTTTATTTCCTTATACTCGAAATCTGTGCAAGATGGATTCTCTTCTGAAGCGAACTTCTTCTCGGTAGGGTGGCAACACTTGCCATCCTTAAAGAAGAAACAATCCTTGCAAGTGTAATCAGTCTGTCCCATGTTCCTTACGTTTTTGATATTCCATCAATGTCAAGATACAATAGTTAGCGCAATCCAATAGAGCATCTTCCAACGGCTCGTTAGCAACTTGCGCTTCATTATCCTTCAACGTCTTGATACGATTCAATTTCTCTCGTATCTTTCCGTAGCCGTAGTTGATACCAAGCTCATCATACATTTCGGAAAAAGCATTCCCATAATCGTGATTCTTACGCTTGTAGGTATCGCTCATCTTGTCGGTGATAGCTTTGAAAGCTTTGCAATCTTCATTTGACAGCTCATCGTTATTCTTGTATTGTGGAATATTAAACTTGCCAAGATAACGACTCATAAAGTTTCTTTTGTTTCCACCACGACTACCACCAACAAAAGCATAATTTGCTATCCAATCATTTTTGGGTACTACTGTACTTATAACACCAACAGGAAGTTCCAATCCTCTGGTTGCATGCTTATTTTTATTTTCGCTTGCAATTACAGAATCTTTCCATTCATCCATCAGCTTTTCTGCGTATTCGGGATATAAGCCATTCTTCTGCAAAATATCTAAATCTACGCGTACATTAGTAATGTCACGAACTTCACAATAAACACGGTCATCTTTAACAAACTTTACACGAAAAACATCTGTAGGTCTAATCAGTGACATGCAGCATCCTTTCCTTGTATTGACATAATAGAGAAATCCTCCTCTGGTGCGTTCTATACTCTCGCACGGAAGTAAAAACTCCAGCCCAACCTTAATATCTTCTTTCTTAATCATAAGCTATTTCTCCTTATCTTTTAGTTCAACGAAATCTCCAATACCCAAACGAGCCTTGTTGATGCAAGACGCAATCCACCCAATCAAGTAGGCTGAAGGCTCGCCGCCGTGCTACATACCAATATCATCCTCGATGTTATCGCAGGCATGAGAAGCTTCATGGCAACAAACCCCCATCTTCATAGAATCCTTGCTTGCAAAATTAATAAATGAACAAAGCTTCTTATCCGCCTTTTCTCTAACGATATCGTAGGTTATTGCGTCATAATTAGAAAAATCAACTTTCAAAACCTCGCCATTTCTACCTTCAAAACACTTATTAGCATCTTCTTGGTTCATGCCAATAGCGACACATAACATTCTTGGATAGATAACAGGGTCGTATTCGTAATATCCTTTTTTCTTCATATTCTCAACTATTTCTTGTTATACTTGTGCCCGCAGTGGAACATATTGCAGACATTGCATCTATAGACGGTCATTCCCTGCTCAATGAGCTTCGGATGCGTCTTAAGAAACTCCCAGGCATCATCCTCGGTCTCATAAGCAACCTTCGCCTTCCAGGAATGAACCTTCTTGGTCCAATGCTCAGGGTCCGGCTTAAACGGAGGAACCTTGTTCGGATTGGGATGTCTTCTCATAATTAAAAAGCTGTATATCTCGTTCTACGTATATCTTCTAGCCTTTCACGAGCAGAAAGCCGTCTTTCAAGCGAAGAATCGAACTTTTTGGCTATCTGCTCGAATTTGAAAACCATTAGGTCATCCTCAGAAACCTTCCACATCTTCTTTAGCCACTCGTTATTGAGGCGCTCTGTGGTTTTTCTGATTCTGCCGCCGTAGAGGATTTCGAGCAGCAGCTCGTTTAAGCCTTCTCTGCATTCAGAATCAATAGTGAATTCGACACTGATATTTCCATACCTGCAAGAAGACATCCTTTCGCCTGATTCAGCAGCCTTATCTACATACTTCTTAATAGAGCCAGATACCTCCTCTTCGTTGGTGTCCGCAGGTAGCAGCCATATTGTTGACTCTGGCGAAACAACAGCAGGAAACTGACAGTCGCCTATAAAAAACTCAAAATTACGTTCTTCTCCCATAAGCTACAAACATTTGAATGAAACACTGTTCAACGTTCTGTTCACCGCAATCTCACTCTCGTTACACATGGTCCTCATGCACTCCAGGGCATCCTCGCGAACAGCAGTCATAATCTCGCTCATCGAAGCGGTGGCCGGAACAATATTCCCGTCAGCCTTCTTCTTCGTGATACTGGAGATAATCTCCTTGATATATTCCTTGTCTATCATAGAAATCTGTTTTATAACCGTTAATCATCAGGCTGAATGAAGCTCTCGGGCTGCTTGATGTCCTCCTCACCACGCAATTTATTCTTCACGTCATTGATGAGAAGCTCCTGCTTCAGGTCAATCATCTGCGCTCCGTACACCTGATACGTCATTCCGCCCTGTGACCTCTTCTTGAAGAAGCCGTACTTGTCACTCATATCACGCCCGAACTTCTGAATCGTAGGGATATCCTTCTCCTCGACATCGTTGGCCTTGCAGAACTCGACGAACCTCTCGTACATCTCCTTGGCAAGCATGCACTCCGAAATCTCGCCCCTCGCCTCCCGACTGCACCTCATATTATACGCCCTTATCCAGGCATAGATAGGATTGCTTCCTAGAAGAGAGATGAGCAGCTGCCTTCTGCTGCCCTCAGCTGCCGGGAACCTGTACTTCCTGCTCCTCAGCTCCATCGCGCCACGGAATATCCAGTTGAACACTCCGCTCAGCTCCTCACGAATGATCTTGCTCGCCAGCTCCGGGTCCTGCCTCTCCTTTGGAATGGTCACATCGAAGCTCACGTACTGCAAGCGTCTGATGAATCCGAGCGAAGCATCGTCAGGGAACGGAAGCTCATTGAGGTTGAAGATGAGGTAGGGGATTGAGTTCCCCTCCAGGATATCCCTGCCGAGTTTTCTCATCGGGACTGGCTCGCCGCTCACGAGCCTCTTGAACATACCGGTGTTCTTCCTTCCGAACTTCTTCGGGTCGGAATCGGAAGACCAGTTGAAGATGGCATTCCTTATAGGATACCTTCCCCTCATTCCCTCGTCGCCGTCAGCAGTGAGGTCGGCGTAGTCCATCTTGCTTATCCTGTCCTTGCCGAATATGTTGCAGGCAACGTCGAAGATGACACTCTTTCCATTGGCTCCAGTACCGATGAGTAGGAGGCACAGCTCAATCTTCGAAGATTCCTTCCCCTCGTACGGATTGTATGCAGTACCTCTCTGTATGAGACCGAGGCCGAGGAACATCTGGAGGATCATCCTCGATGTCCTGTCCGGAAGGACCTCCTTGATGAAGTTCATCCACCTGTCACACTTCGCCTTCGGATTGTAGTCGTATGGATGATAGTATGTGACATGATACTCGGGAGAGAACGGCATCACGTTCGGATACTTCAGCCCGCTTCCGAAGTCAACAACTCCGTTGGCGAATGCAACGATATCGAAGGTAGGTCTCAGTATGTTGTAGCACTCTATCACCTCCATGAACGACTTGTTCATCACCGTACTTATGCCTAGCATCGGAGCCATGGCCAGGTCGAGGAGCAACAGCTGGTAAGCCTGCTCAAGGACTATCTTCGGAACAACTTCGTATATCTTGCCGTTGAACATGTAGTACGAACCACCATAGTACTTCACGGGAGCCTTCTTCGCCAGACGTCTCATTGACCTGATGAAATTAGACTTCAGCTTGTTGTACTTCTCAGAGTTCGCCTTACCCCAGTCCTGACAACGGAGCTCTTCGAAACCGTACTCGTCATGTCTAGAAAGGTCAAGCAGCTGAGCGTGCAATGTGTCTATAGCAATACCATTTTCCATTTATGTACAATAATAATATTAATTTTCCGTTATTGTGTAGGATTACCCCCGATAAACAGGGACTTTCTGACGGATAACACGTGTCAGCTCGTCCTTACAACATGTCGACTATAAAATATCGACAATACAAAGATAAGGAAAATATCCTGAATATACGCTAAAACACTAGTATATAAAGGGTATAAATATACATTTTGGATATACATGAAATGAATATTAGATATACATTTATGGTTTTGCTCACCAATATAGAAGTTGATGTTGTCAAATGTTAAAAATAGGTAGATGAATGAATATGCATAAATATGTTTTCGGTAGCAAAAGTAATTAAACCTTACAAGTAGGCTAAAAAATCGGAAGAAAAAATTTTTAGATGAGGTGACTACCGCGCTGATTTATAACCATATAAGGGGGTATGGGGTCTATAATAAAAATATTGTACAAATTATGTTAGTTTACACTATATAAACCACCGTGAAACAGTCATTTTTACACTTTTTAACATTGTTGGTTTATATTATAAACTAACTTTTGTAACCACTTAAATATCAACCACTTATAAAGTATTTTAATTCATTCTTTTTGTATAAATATACGTCGTGAAACATTTCTGTTTGATATAGTGTACCTAAGTAAAAGAATATTACACGATTTTCTAACTGGTTAAATGTTAAAACGTTAACATTTACTGTCTATTTAAGTGCGTATATGTAGTTATATAGCTTATTTCCTTTATTTAGGCGTAAAGTGTTAAAACTCATAAGGTGTTATATATCAGATTGTTACGTATCTTTCGTATATTAATATTTAACATAAAATATTTGGTTATGTCGAAAAAAAGTAGTATCTTTGCAGTAGAAATAAAGAGATAGAAAGACTATCTTATAAGAACCATTTAAACAAATAAGTATATGAAAGAAGATTTAACCGTAAAAAGCGCTCAAGGTTACGAGCATACCAACACAAAGGTAGCTAGTTATGTAAGCGAGTGCAAGAGTAGTGTTACACTCTCTCAGTGTTTGGACGTACTTAACAGTTATCGTAAAAAACTGTTAAGTGAGTGCACCGACAAAGAAGTAGTAGAGGCTAAAAAAAACCTTGATGCTGCACGTGCTAACTACAATAAGTTAGCCACAAAGTTTGTGCTTTCTGATACAGACTACTGCAATTTACAGACAGAAGTTGTAAGAAGTGCAGTGAGTGAGTATTCAAAAAAGCATAAATTGTCTAGCTTCTTTACTTGGTTTGACGCAAACGGAAAAGACGTGCAAACGACAATTATAGACAGTTTGCAGCGCTTAGGCTCTAAGTTGTGTGCATTACACCAAGCATTTGCAAGCGGAAACAAGGTTGCAAAGAAGAAGTCTGAGACTATCACGGATTTGCAGAAGCAAATTGCAGATTTGCAAGCTAAACTTGCAGCAGCGCAAAAGTAATCAAACTAGATAGGTAGCTGAAAACTACCTATCTTTTCCCCTACATTTTCCCCACTGACTATCTAGCAGTTAGCCAGTGGGAAATTTACACCGTACAAATTATGTGCGGTGCGGGTCGTCGTACCCTTATTTTTCCTATCACGTTTAGGCGTACAATTGTGGGTCAGTGCCGCATAAGGGAACAAAACAGAGATTTTGGTATTATTCCAGAGAGAGAATTTATTCTCCCTCAGGGGATTTATTGCCAAAATTTCAGAGAGCTATCCGGCAAACGAATCTGTAGTGATACAGAAAGGCGGGCGAGAAATCCCGTCGTGGGTAGCGAGAGAGCACAGAGCCACCACGATACCGAATGAGATGAGGCACGTGGAAAGAGCGAGAGCCGTAGCTGTGCAGTTATCGAGCGAGATGACGGACGGATAAATCATAATTCATATTCTACCGGTTTGGAATTGTCCGGTCGGGCTGGTTACCCGAGAATCAATTGTGTGTGCAATCACGATTTGCAGCGTATCAAGGCGCACACTATCCACGCTGACTGAAAGCGGTTGCTTGTCATCCGTGCGAGATTTATCTCCTCAGAAATAAACAAGCTGCTGGCAGAAGCATAAAATCTGTAGGGTGTGAGCCACGTAGTTAAGACGATAAAGATAAAACGTGGTGCAAAGATGCACATCCTGGCTAATGGGGCGGGGAGAAATCTCCGCTCTACAATTACAAACCATTTAAATATTTTAGATTATGAAAGAACAGATTTTGAAGAAGATAGGAAAGACGCTTGTGCGTATTAATGTCACAAATCAGAGTGCAGAGGATGCCTACGATGAACTCGTTAACAGCAGTCCTCGCCTGTTTGGTATGCTTTCCAGTATCTACAGACTGAATGATGAAGAAGAAAGATTCGCTTGGTCTGCCGGAATCGCCTAAAATCTCCCTACACTTGTAGGGAACAATAACCAAAATTATTAGAATTATGAGTACGATATCATTAGATTGCAGACTTACAGACAATATACAGCCACGTAGAATTCATGAGCTACAACGGAAAAAGACTTACCGTTGCAGTTCTAGCCTAAAAATCTGTAGCCAGTACGATAATTGTCGTGTGTGGCTACGGAACAATTACCAATAAAATTAGGATTATGACAGCGAGGCAAATCATTTATTCAAGTACGATAATTGTGCTTGGATTTATTCAGAGCGTGCCGGCATTTATCATGCTGGCGAGTACGAATATTATCGTAATTCTGCTTGGAATATTTTGGGGTATTCTGCTTGGAATATTCTGGAGAAGTACGATAATTGGCAGATGGTTCTTCAGGGAGCTGTGGAGATCTACGCTCCGCTTGGAGAATTTCATCCTGCCTGGAGTGTGAGGAATCTAGAAAGTACGATAATTGTGCTTGGAAACATTTAGCTAAATTCTGCTTGGAGAGATCCAGGCAGTACGATAATATAACCAACTAAATTACAGAATTATGAAGAAGAATATTTTCGTGGCATTGTTTGCCGTAGTGTGTGTTGCATTAGTAGTTGTTTCAGTTACTCTGTACAATTGTCACAGAGCAAACGTGATGCTAAGAAAGACTGTTATTGCTCAAGCGAACGAGATTTCAGAGCTTAACGGCAGTTACACAGCAGAGGGAGCTACAACGTTCGTAGGTCTCAGAAAGTAGCCAAAACAGAGAGGAGTTTCCGCTCCTCTCTTCTATTAACCAAATTATTAGAGAAATATGGATAGAATATTAAAGCAAGATTTGAGCAAGAATGAGGTTATAGACCTCTTGCGTGGAATGGACGCACAGGAAGTTGAGGGAAATTTCTCTGTACGTCGTGTCCTGATCAATACACAGGCGTGTGACGTATTCGGTGGAGAACCTGAGGACTCTTATCCTCTCATCCCCGGTACGTACATGGCATTGTATTACAAGAGTATTGCCGGAGACCCGTATCCGCTCTTTGAGAGAATATGTGAAAACATAATAAATGACGAGAACAAGAGCCAGACTCTCCTGAATGGCGATGGCATTATTCTGATTTTCCTGCTCAACAAGTACGAGTAGCCAAAAATGTGCTCAGGCATTTCCCTGGGCATACTATGTTAAACCATTTAAACGGAAGAATTATGTTAGACAGAAAATCACAAAAGAACTTCGAACGTGCATTGCTCCACGAGATGGAGAAAATTAAAATTGCTGCACGCCAGTGGCACAACAACAATACTAAGGGCTACAGAGATTTCCGTAGCAAGGAGGCTATCTCAAAGAGTTTCTCTGAGATTGCAGTATTGTGCATGAGCTGAAATGTGCGTGGCGGTTGTCACGCATACTATTCACCAAAAATTATAGATTATGATAGATGAAGAATACAAGAAGAATGTAGAGTACATGAACTCTGTCATCCTGCCACGATTGCAGGAGACTCAGAGAGAAGTATTGAAAAATCCATCAAGGCTCACTCTTGACATCAGCGTGAGAAACGACAACGGCGAAGGGTATATCAGTTCTTTTGCCTGTGTCAGAAATAGCATGGGAGGAGAAATAACGGATACCTGTTATCCACGTTTCATCTGCGCAGACAGCAAAGAGGAGATGGACGAGCTCTTCAACGAGCTTAAAGAGTTCATCAAGAAGTACTCAGCCTGAAAATTGAGGGAGTTTTATCTCCCTCTCCCACAAACCAAAAATGTAGAATTATGAGTAAATGGGTACAATTCTATCACAAGATTAATAAGTTTGACCTTGTGAACATGAGATTTACAGAGGATTTCAGTATCGTGGAAATGACTGGTATGGATTCTATCTTGCCAGTTGACGGCAGATTTAACCTGTCATCCATACGAGCAGAGATACAGAAGAAAATCGAGAGCATGAAGAAAATCGAGAGTTTCGACCCTTGTGCGTTCTCCATCCTCACCGGCAGTTCTATTCTGTGTGCTTCAGAAAGTCCGGTGTACAATCTCTGAGCCAGAACTGGGCAGTACGATAATGTGCTGCCTGCTATTAACCAAAACAGAATATATTATGAGTAAGAAAAAAGTTGCAGGTCTTGAGAGACCTTACTCTCCTCGCAAATTAGGAGAGTTATTGTGTGAATACATCGTGCAGGGTGGATTTGAGGAGAGCGCAAAGCTTGATTATTTCTCCCCAAGCGATGATGATGTGACCGAAATTAAGAAAGAGACTTTTGACGTACTCTCTATTACTGAGTTCGGTTCAAATGAGGGCATTTACACGTCTTTCTACATTGATTATCCTGGAGAAAAGCGCATACGTCTGATGTGCGCCAAAACTTTGGGCGAGTCAAAGGAAGATTATGTAAATATGCATATAATGGGAGCTAACATTTGCTACTCTTTTATCAAATTCGTAAATAGAAATCGGGACAGCTTTATATGGTACGGTTACTTTGTCTATTATGCAATAGATAAAGGAGAGAAAAAATATTGCTGGTGTCATTCTATCGAGAGCGTTTATAATAACGCTGACGACATTCTACAGAAGCATCCTAATGCGAGAGTATACTACATTGATTGTCAAACTCGGAAGAAGTATGGGTACAACTTCTAGCCAAAATGCGGGGCACATCCTGTGTCCTGCTTCTATTATTAACCAATCAAATTAGAATTATGACAGACGGAGACAGAAGGTTCCTTGCCAGGCTCGTAGCGAGCCACAAGGCAGTTATCAGCGAGGAGTGCGCGAGAAAGAAGCTCGACAAGAGCGAGTATTTCAGACGTACGGCACGAGTGGACAGAAAAGCTCAGGAAATCGAGCGTGCCTGTATGCGTCCTCGCAAATTCTAGCCAACATTCTGTGCGGTCTATCTGCACAGAAACCATGTTTAACCATTTTAATTAGTAGAATTATGGAACGATATTCATGTAAGCAGCTGAAATCGCTTGTAGCAAGCGGTGTGGCAAAGGATGTAACCTACGCAGACAGTAGAAGTGAGATTCCTGAGAGTTATACTCAGATCGGGTATGCAGCAGGAATCTACGGTTGTAACGGAATGTTATTGAAGGGCAAGAGCGGACAGCTATACGCCGTGACAGGCAGAACATCTGCCATCTACATTTTTTAGCCTAAAATCTCTCCATTCGCTTGGAGAGTACGATTATTAACTAAATATTAGAATTATGACAACGGATTACTACACAGCCGTACACTGGCTAAAAAGTGCGTTCATCCTCTGTAACGAGATTGTAGAGAATGACGAATCAGTAATTGAAAACATCGAGTATCCAGAGTGGGCAAATGGCGATGAAGAAGAAAGGGACAGAATCGAGATATTTCAGTGGTTCCTCACTAACATGAGCGAAGAGGATAAGGAATGGATGCAGAAGAATTTCCCTGATCTTATCTTCTCTTACTCTGACAAGCTTGACTTGTGGATTCTTTGCGTAGATCATTTCGGAACGATGTGGAAGGGAGTCTCAACGACTACCAACTGCGAAAATGCGGCAAAGGCTAGCCAGCTGCCGTAGCCAAACCAATCCTCACTCTCACGGGTGGGGATTTCTATTAACCAATACAGATTGAATATGATTAAAATTGAGATTACTAGAGCCGGTATGGGTGAGAAATGCCCATATCCGAAGTTCAGCAAATTGCTGGCAAAAGGCTACATAATGTGCCATCGCTGCAAGTATTGTGATGAAATTATCAGCGAGACAGAAATAATGTGTAATTATAATTAATTCGCCTTATGAAAGAGATCTATATTTTATACAAATGTGACAGCTGGCACTCCTCAAATAGTATGGATGTGGTATTTGTAGGAAGTTCTGTAGAAAAATGCTGTTGGGCGGCGCATTGGAAAGGCGCGACTAACGAGCAGGTAAGACAGCTGAGAGATATTAGGCAGTCGCAGTGTACGAGCAATCGAGACTACGAGTTTCAGATAGATCACTGGAATATCGACAAGCTCTAAGCCAAACATTTCCCAATTCTGTAGCAGGAATTGGGATTTCTATTAACCAAAGATTACAGAATTATGAGTGACTTAGAGAAAATTTTGAATGACGATTTGCTGAAGTGTGAAATCGTAGAGTCTGTAGAGAATGCAGCAAGACGTGTGGATCTTATCAAGTGGACGCACGACGGTTTATTTTCCGTTGCCGACTTACGCAAGGACACCGGAAAGCTTGAAATATCAGAAGTTCCAGAGACGGACGAGCTTGAAGCGTACAAGTATTTCTACAAAACCTATTGGAGTTTTGTTGTTTCTTCCTAAAACTCCCCACGATAATGTGGGGAACCATTATAAACCATTTAAAAATAGAATTATGGAAAAGAATATTGTAGGAGAAGTTCTTAATTGCAAGGGTGAGGTTTTGGAGAAGATTGCTGATTATATCGGCACAAAAAGCTTTGCCACGGTAATCGAGAATCTCTATCGTGAGTGTCTTGAGAAGTTTGATGACGCAGAAGATTTGGAGGAATTTATATCTGATTTTGATGGAAGAAATATCCAGTCCATGGCATGGGATTTCACTCTTGAAGTGAACAAGGAGATGAAGAAATATCTCCATATGGATTCTCAGAACATGAATGGTAATTTCGCCAATCTGCGCAACGATTACCCTAGACATGTCACCGGTGTATTTTGGGCATCAGACTACGACGGCGACGATTACTATGACTTGTTTCCTCAGACGGTTGCCAGACTCGATGCCGCAGAAGACAGCGAGCAGGCGAACAAGGACAGAGCGTACCTCGAAGAATGGTATTTCAAAGCCTTCGGTACGTACAACATCAAGTACAATTTCTCGAACGAACTTGAAGAGATTCACTCTATGATGAAGGAAGCCTAACAATATCCCCTAGCATGGGGATATTCTATGTTAAACCATTTAAATGATATTAGATATGAGTTACGAATTTGCAAAGAAGGAAATCGGTGATTACAGAATCACCATTTACCAGGATGAGGATGCCGAATGCCCTTGCAAAGGATGGGATTTGGTGGGAGTTTACTTCTGGGACTATTCCGACAACGGATACAATAGAGGTCTGTCTCGTGGTTGCAGCAGCGAAGTTGACGCTAAAAATGCAGAGGATGCTTTGAAAGAGCTTGTCTGCAAATATGTGTCACAAAAGAAGATTATCGACTACATCAATAGCGAAAATGTCGATAGCTTCCGTATGCGCTATGACAAGAGCGAGCACATGTGGCATCTTGAGAATCTGTACAATGGCGAGTGGTACTACCACGAAGAGTTCTGTCCGAGCGACTTGAAGAGATTCGACTATAGAGAAGAACTTTGCGATATCCTCGAAGAGGACGATTTCACGTATCTTCTGCATGACTGCAAGAATATTGCATTCTACGAGTGGTCCTCTACGGGCTACTGCCAGGGAGATTATGTTAGTGGATATGCCTACTGCGACAAGAAGCGCTTCTCCAAGTATTGTGACACGAACACAAAGAACTGGAGAAAGCGAGCCTTGGACTTATTTGAGGATGAGACTAAGTGCATAGGTCTTTGGATGTGGGGCGATGTCAAGGGATTCGTCTTGGAAAAGAAAGTCCACTACAAGAAAGTCTTCACGGAAATCGGTAGAGAGCCGGAGGACGACTATGAGTGGGAGCAGATTGATTCCCGCTGGGGAGAGTACTACGAGGACTCTGACGAGCTGATTAAAGACGCTCTCGAAGAGAATGGAATCAAACTAAAAGAAACAGCCTAACAAGGGGAGCTTGCATGCTCCTCTTCTATTAACCAAATTACAAAGAATTATGAAAGCAAGACTTTATCACGACACAAGAAAGAAGTTCCGTGACTATATTGACGCCTGGAGTATATACTTTCCTTATCCTAAGTGGATGAGAAAGGAGAATCCTGGAGTGTACGGATGCTTTATCAGCTGCAAGCCGACAGAAAGCGGTATGATAAGGTGTATCGTTGACTATGATGAGTTTATTCCGGGTCTTTGCAGCAGACCTTATCTCGGCAAGAGGGTAGACGTGAAGACAACCCCAAAAGCATTTCAGAAGATTTTCCGTCATCAGGAGAGGTTGTGGAACAACGCAATCACCAAGAATACGGACGAGGCGTGGGAAGCATGGAACAGAGCCTAAAATTGGTAGCCAGTTGGCTACCTACCATTAACTAAATAAATAGAATTATGAAAAAGGGTATAACAATTTCAGAGAGGGGTAACAAAGTTATCTACAGACTGGGCAGGCGTATTGTGTGCTACCGAGTGGGCTACAGGGTTTATTTCGGAAAGCCCTCTGACGCTACACATGATACGTTTGATGCCTTGTCCGAGAATATTGCACACGAGAGATGCATTGAGATTTGTGAGCGCAGAATATCGGCAGAGACGAAATACAGCAATCCTGTCGCATACAACGCTCACAGAGTGCTGAATGCATTAGCCTAAAGATAGCCTCCGGGCTATCACTATAACCAATTAAACAAAGAGAATTATGACACAAGTTAATTTAGGAACTCGCACGGCAAATTTACGTGCAGCTTATAGCGATTTGAAAGATGGATATACCATTATCGTTGGAAAACTAAAGATGTGGATATACACTTGTAAAAGATGCGGTCCGTCGTATGGCAAGGATTATATAGCCTGCGATCATTATGGTGGGCAGTGGGCAATAGGAGTAAATTTCAAGGATTTTACAGACCAAATGCGTAAATTTGGCGAAGGAAAACTTGCTTACAACAAAGAGTGGTAGCCTAAAAACGGAGGGAGTAATCCCTCTGACATTATTAACCAATAAATTATTAAGAATTATGGATAAAAAAGAAATGTGGAAAGTACTTGGACGTGACGATTACGCACACAAGTCTCAAGAACTGAAAAAAAAGTGCGAGGAACTGGCGAAAGCTATATGCGATAAGCTCATTGAGCTTGACATGACAGAAATCTTCATCCCTCGCTGTGGTATTACCTTCAGCGTTATTACCGTGCAAATAAGTTGTGTTAAACGCATTCTTCTTGCGCTAAAGAGTGGCACCATTTACTATTTGTTGCAAGAGTTTGGTATATGCGACATACATGCTGGTGACCTTAATGTGAAGGTTGGTCGAGTAGTAGATGCACTTAGTTTTGTTACTCACTTGGACGAGATATTACAAGAAATATCGAAGATTGAGGACAAAGAAGTCGCAGGCATCGAAGCTGCTCTCAAGAGACTCTAACATCTATCATCCGTGAGCGACAGGCGCACATCGGGTTCGAGACCCGACACGGAACAATATTAACCAAAATTACAAGAATTATGAAGAGATATTATGTATCAGTCACAGAGACTTTAAACAAGATTGTCAGCGTCGATGCCAAGAGTGAGAAAGATGCGCTTGAACAAGTACAAACAGCCTACAATGATTCTGTCATCGTTCTCGATTCCAGCAATTTTGTAAACGAAGAAATAGAGCTTGACTCTAATCAGGAGTTATATGCTGACAACGAAAAAGAGCAGGGAGGAGATGTTTATCAGCACATCGACTAGCCAAATGGGGAGAGCAATCTCCCTACCAATAACCAAAACACAAGAATTATGAATGAAGACAGAATCCTAGAGATGTTCTTCGAGAAAGCCAGATGGCAGTATGCCATTGAAAAAGGCTTGTTCAAGGACATGAACAAAGCAGTAATGTATCAGCTTACAACGCCGGAGGCTCGTCTGGCTATGTATCAGAGGATCAAGAGCGGCAATTACAAGATAATGCCGCCACACACAGCGAAGATTCCGAAAGACAACGGAGATTTCCGTACGGTCTATGTGAATGAACCTGTAGACAGAATCCTACTGAGCATAGCAAACGACCTCTTGTTTGAGCTGATGCCAGAGATGGTGCATCCGCGCTGTACGTCATACCAGAAAGGTATCGGCTGCGGTCGTGTGGTGCAAGATGTGTCTCGGATAATATACTCAGCAGAGGGAAAAATCATCGGATGGAAAGGTGACTTCTCCAAGTACTTCGATTCCGTGCCTATTCGGTTCATCGACTGGGCATTTGACAAGGTAGAGGAGAAGTACGGAAAGTCTGCGCTGATAGACGTCATTCGTGACTACTATCACACGGATATCTATTTCGATGAAGACAACAACCTCTGTGAGAAGTATCAGTCCCTCAAGCAGGGATGCTCTGTTGCTGCATGGCTGGCTGATGTCATTCTCTATCATCTTGACGACAAGCTATCTAAGCTTAACGGATATTACGTCCGCTATTCAGATGATACGCTGTTTGTCGGTGAAGACTATGAGAAAGCCATGGATATCATGAAGAGCGAGCTGGAGATGATGCAGATGAAGCTCAATCCGAAGAAGGTTGAGTATCTTGACGCTAATCACTGGTTCAAGTTCCTCGGATATTCCATCAAGGGTCACAATATCTCTCTGTCGTCCACTCGTATCAAGACTTTCCAAAAGGAGATTGAGAAGAGGACGATAAAGAAACGTGACACCACGATGACGAAAGCCATCAATGCAGTAAACAGGTATCTCTACAAGGGGTACTGCGATTATTCCTGGGCTACTCAGGTTCTTCCGGTCATAAACGTGAAAGAGGACATCGACAAGCTCAACGCATTTGTCATGGACTGCATCCGTGCGGTCAAGACAGGCAAGAGAAAGGTCGGTGGTCTCGGATACGTGAAGACTCAGGCTGTAGGTTGCATAGACCGAGGTCGTGGCAGGAACGTGAAAGCCAACAGGGGTAAGACAGAGAGCGAAATCAAGGGGTATCTATCAATCGGTTGCGCACAGAATGCCTTGCGAACGAGCAGGGCAGCGTACAACACATTGGTGAATACTCTGTAGATGAGCATCCTAGCGCAATGATTTGCCGGAATGAAGACACAAGGTTTTAAATATCCCGGTTGCGGAGTGCATGGACCTATCTCTTAATAAGAGATGGTCCTACGCTCGTCCTAAACCGGACATTATCGAACTTATAAAGCCATGCGCAGTATCTTCTGACCGGCATACTCTGTAACCGAGCACACGGACGTGGGAGAAGGACGGGCGAAGATTCAGGCGATGCCTCGTATAACATCATCTGAACATCCGACAATGCATGGATGTTCGTATGACGAACAAGGCGTAGCTCATCAACGAAGTACAGAAATGTGCCAGTCCGTATGACTTCCACTGGTGGCGCACACTACCAATCCCTGACGGATGGCTGAAGTTTATGCAACAGGTCTCTTAACCAGAGTAGTTGATCCTGAGCGTCTTCGTATACTACTACGACCTCTGGATCATCTATTCTGGCGAATCCTGTGTCAAATCAGAAACATAAAGTATTGTGCCGAGCCATCGGTCAGTGAATTACCTTAGCACGAGGGTAGTCTTCAGAGGAGAGTTAATTCACGAGTGATGTTGTGCTCGCCGGCTAATGCTGGGAATCCCCAGCGTCATCCGGCGGGTTAACATCCCTCGAATCAAGCTGTTATAGCTACGTGTCACGCTCTCAGATAAAGACAACGTTATTGCCAAACGAGGTACACGAGGAGGTATCGGTTTATTCAACCCGCCTAGTATCAACGCGATATGTCTGGTAATACCAGCAATCTCGCGTATCGGCAAGCGGGTTAAATCATCAGCCTATAGTAAGGCAACAGACCTATGAGTGTACCTACAACAACCAAAGTGAATTGCATCACGACTTATCAAGAGTATGAGGTTTAATGTCACGTGAGTGGAATACCTGCGACGGCCGATATCTCCGCCGTCGCAGGTATCCAATCCACGGGACCTAATCGTGAACATATATCCATGCAACATAATACATGAGATAAGTCATGCGCATTGCAGCGATGTCTGGCAAGTTCTGAGTGTTCATCGAGCGTTTCATTGATTCTGAAGCCAAGGATGTGGAAGCATTCGCTTCCTGGAGGTTGGCTTCATAACAATGCCACGCCCTTAATCGAAAACTTAAAGCAATGCAACGTATCAGGTTGAGTCAGACTAGGTTATTGCGAGCCGAAATGGTGTGCAAGGAGAATAGATTGTACAATACGGTATCAATCATCCTGAAGATCCAGGTGGTTACCTGGATCTGTCAGGACTTAGATACAGTATTTATCAAGACCTTATAGTTACGCAACAGATTCTCTGAGCGCACTCCTATTAACCAATACTTTTTAGAATTATGAGAAGAAAATATCGTGTAGGAATTGTAGAAACGTCGAACGGATTTGTGGACGTTGAGGCAAGTAGCGAAGAGGAAGCTAGAAAAAAGGCGTATGATGCATGGGCAAATGGTTATGCGGTTATGTGCGGAGATATAGATTGCAAGACCGCAGAAGTATGTCCAGGCTAAAAAATCCCACGCAATAGTGGGATTCTTATTAACCAATATTTTGAGAATATGACATACGACGAGATTATCAATGAAGTTGAGAATGGTGCTAAGTTCACCATCAACTTCCAGAAGAGAACATGCAGAGTGAACGGCAAGGTAGTAATGTCCGAGGAGGACAAGCCGAAGGACACGCCTTACCTTACACCTGAGGTAGTGTTTGTAGGCATCGAGCAGAGATATGCAGCGTACAAGCACTCTGTGCCGTCTGAGCGCTCCGAATCACATCGCCACTACTACTTCAAGGCTTTACCTGAGAAAGAACTCTCAGACGAAGATATGATGTACGGAGAGCGACGTGAAGTGGCGAGGTGCAAGCTGGAGCTGTACGTTCTTATGCAGCTACTCAGAGGCAACCTCTGGTGGGACAACTCATGGGGAACATGGTTCTGGTGTTCCAAGAACGACAAGGACCTGATTATCCTCAGAGACTGGATTGAGCCAAACAAGGGTGGGGCGTAAGCCTCATCCACTAGAGTTAAATAAATTTTTAGTAACCAATTTAAAATAATTAGAATTATGAAGCAGATTGTAACAATCACTGGCGAGAACTTGAACATCGTAACTAACAATGTAGAGGCTACAGCAGCTACCAGTAAGAAGACCAAGGCGCAGATGCGTCTCGAAGCTCTGAAGGCAGCAGGCGTTGACGTTAGCAAGTACTTCCCTCTCGGTGATGACCAGCTTATCAAGATCGAGAATGGTGCAGCTGTTCCTGTTGATATGGACGATTCGACCATCGATGCGGTAGGCAAGAAGATTGTCGAGGGTGGATACGTAAGTAACTGGAAGCTGTTCCGTCGTTGGGTTATGTCTCAAATGTTTCACATGTTGCGTAACATGAAGGAGGACGGCAAGTCATTCAACGAGGTTTTACAGAAGAAGGGCTACGAGTACCAGTGGCGCATGTTGGAGAACGAGCTGTATGCTCAGATGAAGATGTGTGACCACAAGGACTACGAGAATCTCAAGGCGAGAAATCGCTGGTTCAACGGCTGCGTAGCACACGATATGACTATTGACTATATTAACAAGCTTCGCAGCTACATTGACGACAAGTGCATCTACACTACCAAGAAAGATAAGGATGGAAACAAGAAGAAGACATACAAGCATACCTGCAAGGGTAATCCTTATATCCGTCTTCAGAACGAGGACATTTTTGTCGCAGACTTGGAGAGAAAGGTCTATACTCCTCTCCGTAACCTTGCCAACAAAATGGGTGCTGCAACGACCTACAAGGAGCTCTACGATGCCGTTCGCGAGTTCAACAAGAACCGTAAGCATCTCGCTTGGGAGACTAAGATGTCTGATGCATTCATCAATGCCTATAAGGGTTCTGGTTCCTACTATACGATGAGAAACCTCATTATGTTCCACGGAGCAAGATTCATGAAGGGCGGACGAAAGATGTCAGAAGCCAACTCGTTGAAGGAGCTTGAGTCCAAAGCCAAACTCTACGATGAAGAGGGTTGGAGAATGCTTGGTGTTCTCAAGCAGCTCATCAGCGAGTCAAACATTGACATCCAGGGCAAGATTAACGAGTGGAAGAAGTAATCTCTAGCAAGATGTAAGGTTCGCCGCCTGAAGAATGGTGGCTCGGCAGCAATTCACAAGAGCTTCTGCAACGAGAGGATCTCCTCCAGTTACTACTGGAGATAGTCCTTCGAGCTAAAGCTCTCCAGATCAAACTACTAAAGTAAGGCGCAAGCCGGGAGCCATTCTAGCCAAAAGTCGGTTACTGATTCGGTAACCGATTCAATGTCTAACCAATAAAATGAAGAATTATGAAAGAGATTAATGTAGACACAAGAAAGTATATTAAGGCTCCTGTTGACGGAAAGAATGTTGTTGAAGAATCACTTCTAGACGCCATCTTTGACGATTCGCAATATCTTAGCAATAAGTTCTCCATGGGATTTATCGGTGGTGTACCTACAATGATTGAGTATAACGGGAACTATTTATCTATCAAGAAGTTACGTCCGTGTAGTACATCAGAGTGGGGCAGAGAGATTGTTAAACGACTAACAGGCGAGTCCAAAAATAACATATATTGTTACGAGACAAAGCAGTATCTCGACGAACGCCAGGCAGAGCCTTTAATCTATACATTCTCTCTGAGTACAGATTACCTTACAGTAAGATTTCACTACAATGTAAAAGTAGATGAAGATTAGCCAAACATGTCAGTCGTTAACAGCGGCTGACTCCTTATCATAACTAGATTTTGTTTAAATGGTTCAAACCGGTCTGTCGTGAGACACGCCGGTTTTTTGTTCCCAAAGTTTAACCAATTAAAATTTTGAATTATGGTAACAGCAAGAAGAGGTACAAAAATGCTCAAAGCTTCTGACATTATGAAGAGAAAGGGCATTGTCCAGAAACAGATGGACATGAACAAGTTCAATGAGGTTATAGAGAATTTCTTTATGACCCACGAGCCTAAGGATACGATTCTCCTTACGCCGAAGAGATTCATCGAGATGGATAACCCGCCAGAGGGTGACTTCATAGACTATCTCGATATCAGCGTGTGGGAGAAGAAATGCGATGATCCTGATGACCCGTTCGACTTCATCGACTATCAGTTTATGAAGAAAAACGGGATGCTCCGACCTATCCTTATGGTGAACGAGCCTTTCATCGGCAATGCTGCCGGGTGGCTGAGAGATTTTTGTGGATTCACTGTGAAGAGCAGAACACGAAAGAAGAAGAAGGAATATATCGTGTCTCTGCCGGTGTAAAGCCGAACAAGGCGTGGAACATTATTGTTTCACGCTCCCAGTATTAACCAATTAAAATTTATGAATATGACTGATATTGAAAGAGTAAAGAGATTCGCATCCGAGAATGATTACCCAGGTGAGACATTGGACACAATAAACTGCTTCCGCAGACACAGTAAGACTCCAAAGGAAGACCTCGACAGCCTGGACAAGGCAACCGATGAGGACTGGCTAGGTCTTATCGATGAGTACGAGGGCAATGGAATCAACTGGAAGGGAGAGTTCTCGGACGTTAAAGGAAACAGCGTAACACTTGGCGACAAGGTTATGTGGAACAATCCAGATCCTGATGATTTCGATAAGTGGTACGAGAATTTCAAGATATGCACCGTAGATGATATATCAGGAGACCGAATATCACTCAAGGACGAGGACGGAGATACGTTCGATGTAACCGATGATGAATGTACTTTAGCTCGAAAGCTTGATTACAAGCTCTATGAGGACGAGAAGTATCACTATGGAGTGTGTGGGATGCTCCAGGATATCGAGAATGCCCGCACAATGACGAGCTATATCCACGATGACGACCTCAGATGGAAGCTTGATGCTGCGTGCAGATGGTTCAAGGAACACATTGAGGCTGAGATTGCCAATCACATCGTAGAGAACCAGTAAGCCAAACAAGCCTGCCGGGAACGGTGGGCATCAAGTCAAACCAAAATATTAAGATTATGGATAGAAAAGTATTGAAAGACAAGATTGATGAGTTGCGTTCAACAGCAAAGATGGAACTTGCATGCACCATCCGTGAGATAATGAGAGAGCACAATGTGCAGAAGAAAGAACTTGGCAGGCCTGTAGTTGTCAACAATAGCAGTCTTGTAGATATCGTAGAGGTAGGTAGTGGTGATACCGACATCCCGGTTTTCGTCATAAATGTCGGTGTTGGCTACTACAAAGAGCCTCACAAGGTAAGTGCATTGGACGATAGCGTATCGGTCGAGCTACTCGCTGATATTGCGACCGGGTTGAACAACGAACTGAGTGGCTACGTCAGCACTTATGTGGCAAAGTACAGATTCCTCTATGAAGACGGAACTACTGCTGACATGGATGAGCCTTATGTATTCCTTGCAGAATCAGAAAGAGATGCCAAAGATAAGGCAGATGACTATGCAGAGGTATGGAATGACTGGAATGAAGATACGATAGAACTCGTATCAGTCGAGAAACAGACTTCTTCGGAAAGTTAATTTAGCGTTAAAAACGGCAAAGGTGATGGTTTATATTATAAACTTTTAGTATCTTTGCCACTAGTAACCAAAATATTAGAATTATGACAGAAGAATTAAGAATCAAGACAAGAGACTGGGAACGCCTGCTGAGTCCTGTTCAGCAGGAGAAGTATAAGCTCGCTATCAAGCAGGGCTGGTTCGCCAACTATCACGACAACGCATGGAGGCATAACACCTTCTATGGAGCTTATATCTGGAAGAATCCGAAGTTCATAAAGGTAGTAAGGATGTTCGAGGAGCTGTTGGGGCACAAGCCATTGTGGGAAGACATCACTGACGACAACCTCCGTGACCTCTTTGAGAAGATCAAGGAGAACTATGCTCCCAATTCCGCAAAGACCGTATGCGCCACCATCAAGGCTGTGATACGTGAGAACGATGCTACGAAGGAGATTAACAGCCCTACGTTCGGAAAGATACTCAGAACGAAGGCAGTTCCAGTACAGTCCGTCTATCTCTCGGATGAGGAGATAGATAGAATCATCAATTACAATCCGAGGGGACAGACTAGGAGATATGTCCAGCGCATGTTCCTCATGGAATGCCTCTGTGGAGCACGCTACAGCGATTGTCAGAGAATAACTCCTGAGAACATCGATGATACCGGGCATTTCCTTGTGTATGTGGCACAGAAGACAAAGACGGAGGTAAGGGTTCCTCTCCACAAGAAGCTCCGTCCGTTCCTTGTATGCGGCACTGGAGTCGAGCCTCTTCCTGGTGAAATCAGCGAGATGACCTTCAACCGAACTCTTCGTGACATCTGCCGTGATTGTGGAATAGACGAGAACACGAAGGTGTTCCATGCAGGTAAGGAAGAGACCGGAAAGAAGTACCTCTTCATCTCTTCACACACCGGCAGACGTTCGTTCGCCACGAATCTCTCCAAGAAAGGCGTACCGTTGGAGCAGATTGCCGTTATGATGGGGCATACTAGTAACGGTAAGCCTAATATCCAGATGACGCAACGGTACATCGTTGGTAAGACCGAGATTGACAGCAATACCCTGAGACTGTTCGGTGTATACGATAAGGATCTGTATGATGGTTTAGATGAGGACCAAGCTAAAACTGGAGATGGCCATTAGCTATCTCCTGCTATTGTTTAACCAATTTAAATAACGAATATGGCAGAAGATAATAAAAAAGAACTCATCAATGAGTGCCAGGAAAAGTATGCCGAGCTTATAAAGCAGACGGTCATAAAGGCACTCACAGGCGAGATTTCTACGAACTCCGCTATGGTAAATGAATTGGAGTCACTTAACTTCCAATACCACGAGGAGATGGACGAGTACGACGATACGGCGCCTGACCTTAACCCG